GATTACGATACGAAAGTGCTTGAAGCCGATTCGAAGAAGCAGGGCTACAAAACGAAGGTAAAAAAGCCTTCCGAAAAAAAGGAGAATGGCAATGCCGCAAAAAATCCTTCATAAGCTCATGGGAAGCGAAGTGCTTTCCGCTGACCCGAAAACGCTGACTGTCGAGCACTTCATATCAACGGAGAAGCAGGACGAAGACGGCGACATCATGGATCCGGAGTCAATGACGCAGCGGGGTAAGGTTGTCGTCCTACAACAGCATGGTAAAGACCCGAAGCAGGGCAACGAGCCGATTGCAAAGAACCTCGGAATACGCCCAGGCGTTCACCCGAAGAGCGGCAACCAGGGATTGATTGCCAAGACGCAGTTCTATGACGGTTCGCACCTAACGCCGCCGGACAATACCGGCAAGCGCCTCTATGAGAAATCGACGCAAGGCTTCATGCCGAATTGGTCGATAGGATGGCTCCCAGGCGAGAACAAGGGCGATAACAACCCGGTCAAGGGCGGCATGTTGCGCAAGAACTGGCGTTTGCATGAGTACAGCCTTGTCGGGGTGGGCATGAACGATGAAGCAACATGCGCCGATGAGTACAAGTGCAAATCATTCGGGATGACCAAAGAGCAATTCGACAATGCTTTTCCGAGCGGCCGATTGTTCACCGTTCGCCTTGAGGGAAAAGATGTGGAATTTCCTGACTTCAGGATTGACCTCGTTGATGGCAAGCTGAAAATACAGGAAAAGGACGCGCTCGGATTCTACGGCGAAAAGGACTTTCTGGACAGTACCGAAGAAGTCAAGTTTGCCGTGGGCGCTGAAATGGTTTGCATTGGCGGGCAATGCGAACTTGTTGGAGAAGGTAAGCCTTTTCCGAATGAACATTCATGCCGTCTTTTACAGCCAGTCAAGGACGCTTCGACACGCCGCAAGAATAGTGCGCAAAAGCATGAAGGCAAGTCCTATGACGTGATTTACCAGAAACAGAACGGGAAATGGGTTCAACAGGCGTACAGATACAGCAAGGACTCGTGGACTTCCGAACAAGCCGCCGCTCATTGCAAAAGCCATGATGGATCATTTACGGGCGCAAAGGAAATAGTCAAAGAGATGCCGACAGAGGCCAAGATTGCCCATAAGGTCATGCATATGGCGCACAAGGACATGATTGAGAAGATGAAGAAAGCCGCATGCACGAAGACCGAAGGCAACACTTCCTCAATGGAAGACATGGGTAATGATGCGCTGAATGAATACCGCGGGCTTGTCGAGGATCACGTTGAAAAGTACATCAAATCTGTCCAGGCGAACAATGCCAACCCTGAATTCGACGAGGATGACCACGGCGTTGGCAAAGGTTTTGAGCATGCCCGCGTCAAGGTTCATCACGATGCTTTGAAAACCGTTCATGCTGCCTTCATCAAAGAAATTCACGCATGCAAGGACAAGGCCGATTTGAATTCCCGTATTGCCGCAAAGGAATTGCTTGACCAGCATCACAAAGAAGCGTTGCCACATGCGGTTAAATTCATGACAGCATTCGGTGAAGTGAGAACCGAAAAAGGATTTTCAACGAAGTCTATCGAAGAAAAAACGGAAATGTCCATTGCCTGTCAGACTCTTCGAACTCTGTTTGATGGCGTTTTCATGGAGGCGTGCGAACAGGCATACGACAAGGAAAAGGACACTATTACCGAAGAGGAACTTGCAAAAGGTATTCTTGATGAATTCATAGAGCTTGCACTTCCTCCCCTTGCCGAATTCATGGACATCATACGAGGGCCTGACAACGACGGCGATGAGGATACCGAAGAGGAAGATACCGAGGATATGCTGACCAAGAAAGATGCGCAGGACTTTCTTGCAAAGAAAGATCACATCGAAATCAGCCTTGATCTCAAAGGCATGGAAGCGGTCATCAAAACGATAACCGATGAGCAACTTTCCGCAATGAATAAGCAGCTTGCCGAACTTTCAAAACAAAACGAACTTCAAGTAAAATCGTTGTTTGATAAATTCCGTTTAACTTTCCCTTCGGGCGACAGGAGAACGAAAACGTCGGACGATGATATTTACCAGAAGGTAATAGAGGGCGTATCATTCAAAATAGGAACAAAATAATATGGAGCTCAAAGAATTCCAGGAAACCCTGACAAAGTGGCAGGGTGATATCCAGACTCAGGTCAACACGTTGCTCAAAGAGTCCGGCGACAAAGCCGATGGAGCGCGTAAAGTTCTGGAAACGGAACTCGACACCGTAAAGAAAACGCTAAACAGCGTCAACGAACAGCTCAAGACCATTTCGGCGCGGCATGTGCCGGGTCTGGACAAAGAGCTGGAAAAGCATCCCTTTGACTTCGGCATGCTTGCCAAAGCCATGTGCAATATCAAGTACGATATGCCGGGCGACCCGTGGGCGGAAGCCGGTCCCGAAAAAGAGATGATGGACCAGTCCATGAAACTGCGCGGCAAGGCTAACGAAGCCACGTCCGGCGCGGGCGGTGGATACCTGATTCCCGATGAAGTGACTAACAATTTCATCGACATGATCGTAGTGAACATGCCCCTTGCTGATCTTGGCATGAATATTGTCAAAGGTCTTGTCGGAGAACTTCCCGTTCCTCGCAAAACGGCGCGTACCGCAGGCTACATGGTCGGTGAAAACGGCAAACCGCCGGAAAGCTCCGTCACATACGGGGAAATCACCCTTCGACCCAAGAAGGCAGCGGCGTTCAGCAAGCAGTCGAATCGCCTGATCTATCAGAGCCGTGGGGTTTCTGACAAGATCATACGCGATGACCTCCAGTACATCCTTCGGCGCACGATTGAGCAGCAGGCCATGACCGGAGCAGGTGCAGGCAAGCAGGCCAAGGGCCTGTACCAGTTCACGAGCGGTATGACTCCTTCCAGTGTCGCTCTTGCGGGAACAGGAACGGCGTTGACGACAGGTGGCGGACGCTTCAAGATCGACGATGCCAACCTGATGATGGACGACATCGAAAGTGCCGATGAAGCCTCAACACCGGGCGCAAAGATGGGCTTCCTTATGCATCCGCGCGTTAAGAATGGCATGAAACGCGAGCGCGTGCAGTTCTACAGCGGACAAGCCGCAAGCGCTGGCATGCCTATTCTGCCAATGAATCTGCTCATGACCGATAAAGTTCTGAGCGACCAGCTTGGCCAGAAAATCGCATGCACGACACTCGTTCCGTTTAACGAAACGGTAGGAACGTCCACGACGTGCTCCCGCGTGACATATGGAAACTGGGATTTGTTCTGGATGGGTATGTGGCGTGACCTTGTAATCAAGGTTTCCGACGTTGCCAGTGACGGTTCCACGGGTTCCGCGTTCCTGGATGATCAGATTTACATTGTCCTCTTTCAGGAATTCGACACGGCGCTCATGAGGGAAACCGCGATGACGCAGGCGACCGGTGCAGAAACGACAAAAGCGAACTGGTAAAGACCGGTTCAAAAACTGAGGGCTATCAGTTTCAAAAGGAAAAAGTAATATGTCCAGAATACAGGAAGTTGTAGAAAGCACGCTGGTCAAGGACATGCATCCGCCGGTAGTTCTTACCGGTGTGACGGCAACCTTCGGCCAGTCCATCGATACGCAGGGTTTTGACAGTGCGGTCGTCAAGCTCAGCGTGAACACCTTTTCGGCTCCCGCGACGTTGAGCGCGATCCTTTACGAGGACTCTACGGATCAGGGCGACCTGACGAAGGTTCCCGTGACGCTTGCGAATCTCGGCGTTATTACCGGTAGCGGTGCGAACCAGATCAAAATTGGCGGTATCGCAACCAAGAACTACAAGCGATATCTGTCGCTTCGCATACAGGCAGGACAATCGAATGGCGCGAACCCGACAATCGGAATTTCCGCGACGATGATCCTCGGAAAGGCTGAAAAGGAAATCGTGGCGAATTCGCCGGTGTTCAAACTTATTGATGACGGCATCAATAAGGCATAGTTTTTCACATTAACAGGGGTGCGGGTGTCAAAGCCCGCATCTCTTTAAAAAAGGGAAATATGCTGCTATCAAGTTACAATCGACTTCTCCGGTATTGTGGCGCGGATGACATCTTGACTGACAACGCGAACAATCGCCGCCAGCTTATGACATGGCTCCCTGCCGTATCAAAAAATATTGAGAATTGGCTCAATCGTGGAATTCAATATCAGACTACCTTCACGGAGTATTTTGATGTGGGCTTCCACAAGAACGAATTCTATCCGAAATATATTCCCTTGATAAATATAACGGACGTGTATGTTGATTTCCTTGGTATGTGGGATGGGAGAGAGTCACAATTATCAAGTATAAGTTATCATCCTGGATTGAACGGAAATTCACTTGTGCTTATATTTGCGCGACCGTTTGAGACGAAAAAGGGATTGCGCCTTCGGTATGACGGTGGGCTTGCCCTTGATGCGGTGCAATCCGTCTATGTTGTTATGGAAACAGGCGGGCCTTTCACGCCTGGGAAATTTGTCCATGGCGAAACGTCGGATGCTGTCGGAATGACCGTTGCGGATACCGGGACATCAATGACAATAGAAGTTTTGTATGGTGCTTTTACAATAGGGGAAACCGTCACCGAATGGGATACTGAAACCGGGCCTGGGAATTCTTCCGCAACTGCTGTTTTAGTATCGGCAACGAGCCTATCCCTTGCCGAATCATACCCGGAAATCGTGAACGCCGTTGAACTGCAAATCCGGTACATGAAAAAGAACAAAGACCGCTTCGAGCAACAGACAATCGGCAAGGACGGCACATCGAATCGGCGCGTAGGATACCGGGGCATGAACGACAACGAACTTCAGCCGGAAGTCAAAATGATGCTTGGATATTTGAGAAGGATTGCGATATGAAAATCACCTGGACCTTTTCAAACGTGCAAGATACCGTTGCAAAGATGGGGGTGAAGCGGGATAAGATTCTTGCGGCATCAAGGCGCGGGCTTATTCAAGGAATGCGTTTATTTGAGTCAAAAATTCTTGTTGAACAAATGAGCGGACCTAAAACAAGTCCTACTACTCTCGCAGTTCGGCATGGTTCTGGTGGATTAAGAAGTAGTTGGACAATTAAACCAAATGATACCAGTTTTGGCGGAATAACAATTGTAAAGCTAGCAACAAGGCAAACATACGCCGCCGTTCATCAGTTTGGTTCTCGTGATTGGGACGGGACTTTCGGGCCACATCCGCGAGTCAAGCGACAAGTAGGCGCTCCGAAGCGGCACAACATCCCGAAGCGCCTGCACATATACGAGGACTTTCAATCCAGTGGCCCGGCGATGCTTGGCCGCGCTGTTCGTGATGAAGTGGCAATGTTAGGCAACTTGTAGAAAAGGATTCGAGGGCATGGAAAAGAAGAAGATAGTAAGTTTTTCGCTTTGGGGAAGCAACGAAGGATACTGTCAAGGCGCAATAGAAAACGCCGAACTTGCGCCGAAGATATATCCCGGCTGGACTTGCCGCTTTTATGTTGATCCGATTGTTCCACGTGAAACAGTCACACGCCTTTTCGATCTTGGTGCTGAGATAGTTTACAGAGAAGAGTCAATCGACAATCTCGGACTATACTGGCGCTTCGGTCCAATGTTCGATGACAAAATGGTTGACCGCTTCATCGTACGCGATACCGATTCCCGGTTGAACGTCAGGGAAGCGCAAGCAGTGAAAGAGTGGGAAGACTCCGGTATGCTCTTCCATATCATCCGCGATAATAACGAGCACAATATCAAAATCCTTGGCGGCACCTGGGGATCAAAAGCAGGGATCATTCCACATTTTAAGATGCTCATGGATTCGTGGATTTCAGGAATTCAGCCTGATAGCAGAAACCCACGCGGGATATACCACGGCACGGATCAGATTTTCCTTTCGACAATTATCTGGCCGTTCATTGAAAATTGCCATATCGCACATGATAATTATTTCAAGTTCACTGGCAGAGAAAAGCCGTTGACTGTGAAGTTGAAGCGCGATGGATACGTGGGCATGGTGTTCGCGGAAAAAGACCGCGATAGAACATTACCACTTTAAATAGAAGGATTTATTATGCCTCTTAACATTTCAAAAATGGGATACTACAACGATTTGGCTAAATTCATGTTACCGATAGGGTCAAGAAAATCAATAGCTGTAGATATAAGCAGTACTGATTTTCCCTTGACCACTCCGTGCAGGTATCTGACGGCGGCAACGGGGACCGTAATATATGTTGACATAACGTCAGAGGAAGGTCTTGACGCGAATGTCCCTATCACGGTTGGAGTGCCTTGTATAAACATTACCAAAATATACAAGGCCGGAACAGATTGTACGGGTATTCGTGCGTGGCCGGTTGATTAACGAACAATAAAGAGGGCAAGATGTACGATAAAATATGGTTGATGGTCCCGACGTACAAGCGGGTCGAATGGATAAAACGATTCATTGATTCGGCTATCGAAATGGCGGAAAAACCGGAACAGATTGCCTTTTGCTTTTGCGTGAACCATAAGGATAAAGTTACTCAGGAATTTGTTGATGATTTTTGCAGTAATAAATGGAGAGATTCTTTTTTTATTATCGAAAAATCAATTCAGCCGAATCTTTCCTTGTATTTCAACATGATGTATGATTCGGTTACCGAAGAGCAGGGCGATTGCATTGTCTCCATGCTTGGCGATGACATGGTTTTTGAAACCAAAGGATACGATACTCGCATTCTTGACGAAATCAACAAGTCTGACGGAATCGGCGTTTTCTGGTGCGATGATGGATATATCGCGCATGAAAAATGCAGCGTCAATCTTTTCGTGACAAAGAAATTTGTCGATATTACCGGGAAACCGTTTATGTGTCCATATTATAAAGCGGATATGATAGATGCGGTTTGGTGGTTGATCGGACAACAGACACAAACGGCTCACTATCTCAGCGATGTAACAATCAAGCACCTTCACAATACGTCTTTGAAAGATGGGTACGATCCAACTTTCCAACGCCTTGTACCTTTGCAGAAGTCGGCAAATGCGCCGGACAAGCAGAGGATAGGATATGTTTACGCGACGGCGGTATCAGGCAACATCATTTCAAGCGGGTACGGAAAATGGAATCAGATATAATTCTTACAATTCTTATTTGCACAATACAAGCGCGAGAAAAGAAGCTCCGTCGATTGCTTGATATTCTAATACCTCAGATTGATTCGTCCGTTAGCCTTGTCATGAATGCCGATGACAACATGACCGTAGGGGAAAAAAGAAACAGGCTTGTAGGTGGAGCTGCGGGAAAATACGTTTGCTTTGTCGATGACGATGATTTGGTCAGTAATGATTATGTCAAGAAAATAACCGATGCGATTAAAAGCGGGTATCCTGATTGCGTCGGAATCCAAGGAATAATGCTTACAAATTCAAATTGCCCGCGCCGGTTCTTTCATACGATTGAGGTCAATAACTGGTATACGAACGGTTCAGAATATTACCGGACACCAAATCACCTTAACCCGATAAAAAAAGAAATCGTGCAAAAAGTACAATTCAATTCGTTCAAAAGCTTCTGGGAGGATTTGGAATTCTCTTCATCGATAAAGCACCTATTGAAAACAGAGGTAATGATTGATGACCCCGTTTATTATTACCTTTACAATATGAAACCGAATGAGGTTATGTTCGCATGAGATTTTTTAGCATCGATCAACATATTTCGGTAATCGCCGACTTGAAAAACATCTTTGGCAAGCTCGGTCATACCATTGACGATGTCTGCCTCAGTGGTCATGCCGCAATTATGGGGCGCAAGATTGATAGTATACCAATTCTTGACGGGAACAATTGGTGTGGATTCGTGCAGCAGAGGAAATGGGATGAATTCTTTCAGGCGTATCCTGACTTGGATGAAAAATACGACGGGTTCATTTGCTGCTATCCACCTATATTTTCATACCTTTACAAAAGATTCAAAAAGCCTATCATCATAGATATTCCTATCAGGTACGAATATCCTTGTCAGTCGAGCGCCGAAGATTGGAATAATTTCAACCAGTATTTGCAGGAAGGCGTTGACTCAAAACGGATTTACCTTGTTGCTAATTCTATCTACGAAAAAGAATATACTAAACTATTTCTTGATCGTGAAGTGCGATACATTCCGAGCCTTTGCTTGTATACCGGGATGAAATATGATCCTAAAAGGAATGAGTTTCTATACCGTGCTGCAAAGCCTTTTTCTGAATTGAACAATACCAATTTCAAATTGAAAAATCAGGTATTGGCTTTCGGTCATCCCTGGCAGGCCGTCGCGGAATATTCCGGCGTTGTTCACTTCCCGTACAATGTTTCAACCATGTCAACATTCGAAGAATATTCTGCAAATATTCCTCTGTTTGTTCCGTCCCTTGATTTCACAATGAAACTTTATTCAAAGGGCCTTGCATATCGCATGCTTGAACAAATTTCGTGGGCAGGAACATTTGGCCGCGAGTCCGGTTCGGTTATACCGGTGAAGCCTGGAATGCCGGACCCGAATGATTTCAAGAACGTGGAAGCCGTTCGATATTGGATGCAGTTTTCAGACTATTACAACGAAACAGCAATGCCGCATATCGTTCATTTTGATTCATTCGATGATTTGCATGATAAGGCTATGCATCTTGATCTTGATGCAATAAGCGATAAAATGAAAGCAACGAATTTCATACGGCAAGAAAAGACAATTGAATCATGGAGAACCCTACTCGAAACGGTAAAAAATGATCACAGGTTGTAACTGGGAAGATTGCCCCGAAATATATACCGATGGAAATAAGGCTCTTGCCTTTGCAAAATCTATTCCCGAAGCCGTCTATCCCGAGAAAACTAACTTTCATTTTTGTTGGCGCGTGCCGCTTGAATTCGGACGGAAACAAGTCCTTGCGCTGAAATCGTGCATTACGACGCAAAACCTTGAAAATGTCAATATCATCATGTGGAGCAATGTCGATCTTTCTCGCAATGAGTGGATACAACCCATTGCGCGGCACATTGAACTTCGTATCTGGGACCCGGTGAAGGAAGCCGAAGGAACGCCGCTGGAGGGCTTGCGCTTGCTCACAAAGGACGACGAACATCACTGGCTTGGTGGCGATCTGTTCCGCTTGCTTGTTCTCTACAAATACGGCGGCGTGTATGCGGATCAGGATGTTGTTTTTCTTCGTGACTTTGCGCCTTTACTTGGTCATGAATTCATGTATCAATGGGGGACGGAAACGCCGACATCGCCACAAAATGCAAAGATAAACGGTGCGGTCATGCGGATGTTCAAGCAGAGTAAATTGGCAACCGACCTTATAACCACATTGCCAAAAATGCCCGCCGGTTTCGATAGCACAGATTGGAGCGCAACGCTTTATGGAGAAGTTAGAAAGATAAATAAGAACTGGACAATTTTTCCATGTGCTTTTTTTAATCCTGAGTGGCAGTTGTTTATTAATATGGGTGAGTCTGCCCATCCATTTCGTTGTGGCATCGAAAGTAGCATGGATTTTGACGGGTGTTTTTCTTGGCATTGGCACAATAAATGGACTTCTCCAATTGAGGAGGGTTCGAAATTTCAACGCCTTGAAGCTAAAGTCAATGAAAAATACGAACACGAATTCAACTACATGACCGACAAAAATAAACGGTATCTCGGCGGCAACTTCGGCGGTGGTGATCCGGGGACATTTTACCCTGCACTATGGCACTGGCTTATTGATACGTATAAGGTAAAAACACTGCTTGATGTCGGATGTGCTGAAGCACATTCTACGCAATGGTTTCAAACGCATGGAATAGAGTCTATCGGAATCGACGGACTTGAACAGAATATAGACAACGGCCTTGCCAGAGGTGCAAAGAATCTTTTCTTGTGTGATTTGACAACTTCATCTTTTAAAACAGCTTCCACTGTTGATATGATTTGGTGCTGTGAGGTTGTTGAACATATAGAAGAAAAATTCATAGGCAATCTTTTTGATACATTCAAGAATGCAAATATAATCGTCATGACTTTTGGGAAACCGGGACAAACAGGATGGCATCATGTGAATTGCCAACCGAAAGAATATTGGATTGAGAAAATGAATGGCAATGGCTTTGACTTCCTTGAAACAGATACAAAAATATCCAGTGAACTTGTTCCAGCGCTTTCTCACTATGGAAAAACAGGACTGATATTCAGAAGGAAAGAAAAATAATGAAAGAAATCAGAAATCAGGCGGGGCAATTAATGCAGGAGATTAACGATGAAGGAAAAGTCGTTCGTTACTCCGATATTTCAGGGAAAGAAAAAGTTCCTGCAACGGAATTGTGCGAGCTATGTCTCAGGCATGGTTCCGATAAATGCGGAAACGGTTACACTGAGTTTTATTCCAGATATTTTGAACTGATCAAAACAGAAGTCAAAAAAGTTCTTGAAATCGGAGTTTCCGCTGGCGGTTCAATAAAAATGTGGCATGATTATTTTAAAAACGCCATTATCTACGGAGTAGATGCGTATCCCGATAATTGCAAGGGAATTCTTCCAGAGAAAGCAACCGAATTGTCTAACGACAGGACAATTATAAGACTTTTTGACCAAAGCAAAGTTGAAGATGTCGAAAAGTTTGAGTCGACATTTGGCAGAGATTTTGATTTGATATGCGATGATGGATCACACAAACAAAGAGATCAACAAATGTGTTTTGGAATTCTTTTCAAATTACTTAAACCAGGAAGATTCTATATATGTGAAGATTTAGTCGCGGCCGATGCTATCTATGCAAATCCTGCTTTGCGGTGGGACCCTACGGATACGGTTCATAACGATAGCACTGCAACATTCTTTGCAAATGCAATCAAAGGAATTTACGCAAGCCAATACATAGCTACGGAGCAGCTTGAATATTTGAGACAAAATATCGAATGGATTAAATTTCTTTTTGGTTGTTCAAGTGGCGAACCTCATGCAAATCCTTTTCAATGGGGTGGACCAATTACCGTGCTTATAAAGAAAAAGGATGTTTGATGTATACCTTCGATTTTCTCAGAGAAGTAATTCACGGAGATAAATCCCGCGCTGCCGCCGACATCGTTATTGACGGTGAACCGACATACGAACAGGCGCAATTTATCTGCAATAATTCATGCATCATCTTTTGCAAGACCGACTACATTTTCATGCTGTTTGAAATACTTTTAACAAGTCCTAATAAAAGATACATTCTGATAACGCACAATTCAGACTATGCAATTGATTTCAGGTATTGGGAGAACAAGCCTGACAATATTCTTCGGTGGTACGCTCTCAATGTGGCGTACAAGCATCCCGACCTTGTGCCTATCCCAAGCGGAATGGAGCGGCCTTTAGGATGTGGATATTCAAGCGATGCAAATGTTCTTTTCGAGCAAATGCAGAAGCCAAGGACAATAAAAAACCTTGCGTACATGAACCACAATTCAAATAATAATCACGGTGAAAGGGATGTCGTTGACAGCCATTTTGAGGGCAAGTCCTGGGTAACTGTGAGGAAGCATGGAACTTCTTTCAAGGATTTTATTGAGAATTGCCACAACCATAGCTTTGTTATCTCTCCTCCTGGCAATGGCATTGATTGTCATCGAACTTGGGAAGCTTTATACATGGGTGCTATACCCATAGTAAAGCGTAGCCTTGTTACTGAGGCTTTTGTTGACTTGCCTATTTTGATTGTCGAGGATTGGACAACGATCACAGAAGAAATATTGAATATAGTTTTAGAAGAGTTCAAGGAAATGAAATTTAACTATGAAAAATTAACATTGTCCTATTGGATTAATAGGATAAAATCAGATAAAATTTATTTGAAAGAGGGCGCAAATGAACAAACCTGATTTTGGCCGTGATCGGTTCGAGGGGCAAATGAATCCTTCGGAACGGGAGATTCTTTACGACTTGGTTTTGCAGGAAAGGCCTGATGTGGTCTGCGAGATTGGAACGTGTCGCGGCGGTGGATCAACATATTTCATTGCAAAGGCATTGCATGCCAATGGAAAAGGAAAGCTCTATACTTGCGAGAATAACAAAGAATACTATGAATACGCTCGGGCTCTTTATGCCGGTAATCCTGATTTTGCAGGGCTTGAGGAATATGTACGCTTTCATTTTGGAGATAGCGAATATTGCTTTCATCGAATATTTGAAGGTGGTTTTGATGGTGGCATTGACATCGTTTTTCTCGACGGCGGCGCGGACTCAATAAAAATGGTCTATGACTTTGCAATGTTCCGGCCATACATACCGATAGGAAAATGGCTTGTTATGCACGATTGGAACAACGGGAAAAGCGATTACATAAAGCCGATATTGAATGATGATAAAGATTGGAAATTCGTCAAGCAAGAAATCGGTCTTGTTGTTTTTCAGCGCATTGCTGACATTCACGGGAGCAATTCATGAAAACAAGGCTTGCCCTAAATATTATCGTTGGAGCCGGTGACGGCCCTGTTCTTAATCGCCTTATGTCATCATATGACATGAAGAAATTATTTGATGAAATTGTCATTGTAAGAACAACGGACGATCAGGAAGTCATTTCGGTCATTAACCAATATGCCGACAAAACAACCAAGTTTGAATGGAATACCGAAGACTTTCCTAAAGGGAACTTCGGCGGCGCTCGTGATGCGGCAAGGCTTCTGACCAATTCGGAATGGATCATGTGGCTTGATTCAGATGATATGCTCGCTTCCGAAGAGGATATGGAAAAAATATTTACTAAGATAAAATCAATGCTCGCCGCTAATTCTGACCGCGATTATTTCGTGTTACCGTACATCCTTGGCATCTCCGATAAAGGTGAACCGATGAATGTTATTTCTAGGGAGCGTATTTTCAAACGAGAATCTACAATCAAATGGGTAAAACCTATTCATGAACAACTGACAATAAATACCGAAATACACAAGCGGGCTGACTTGAACGGCCTTGATATTCTGCATTGCCCGGTAAAGACCGGCGAACAAAGCGCGTCAAGAAACATCGAAATACTTGAAAACGAATATCTGAAACCGAATAGAGAGCGGCACGACGCTTTTTATTATGGCCGTGATCTTATCCAGTTGGATAAGTGGGAGAACGCTATTTCGATCCTTGTTGATTTCATTGAGACCGCCAATGAAGATTTGAGCTGCGTTTACGATGCTTCTTTGCTCATTGCAAAGTTTTTCATGTACAAGCAATTGCCGGACAAAAAACAGACCTCGCTTTGCGAAACTACGTCACCAATTGCCGAACAGTACGCGAGGATATGCCTATCAATAACGGAATCGAATGCGGAGCCTTATACCGTCCTTGGCGATGTTTACATATCGCAGAGACGAAATAGGGATGCAATCAGGATGTTCAAGCAGGCAATGACAAAGCAGTTCGGGACCGGGAGCCTGCAAGACCGCTCGTTCTACGAGGAAATGCCAGCACGAAGGCTTGCCGAATTGTTTGTCTGGGAGAACGAACTTGAGCAAGCGATATGGTATAACAAAGTGGCAATGAAGCATTGTCCCGAAGATAAGAACTTGATTGAACAGCGAAAAAAGATCATCACCAAATTGCAAGAAACGGTATGACTATGATTTCCGTCAAAGACAATATCGCCGATGCAATCCAGTACGGGCTTTTACAAATAACTAAAGCCAACGGGTATGCAAATGACATTGTCCGCGTGTATGATCCCCCGGTGGACATTGGAGCAATGCAGGAATTTCCATGCTTCAATTATTTCGAAGGAATGGATGATTGCACGAATGTTTCAAGTCCTGGATCACATCAACAGACAGGCGGAAACCAGGCGAAACTATTTAATGAATTTGTTGTCGAACTTGATGGATATGTCAATGTTGTTGGTTCGGCAAGAAAAACAAGAAATAGCTTGCTTGCCGACGTTGAAAAATATATCGGCAACCACTGGAACTTGCCGGATTCAAACGGTGTTCCTTCTGCATTCAATTGCATGTATCTAAGCAGTGCGCCTTTCGGGGAACAGGTCAATTCCCCGCAAACAGGAATGACAATACGGTTGAAAGTTTGGTATGACCAGAAGCTTACCGATCCGAAATTACGAGGGTAGAATAATATAAAAGGAGATGCTCTATGAGCGGATTCTTAGTCATCAAAAGAACCATGGGGTGCAAGATCGAGAGCACTCCTTATACTGCGGAAACACTCGCGGTAGCCGATTACAATGTATCGGCGTACAACATCAACTACGATCCGACGATTGCGGAATATGCCCGCAAGCTCGCTCGTGGTGACGCTTCACGAGATCCATCGATCATGGGTAAGAGAAGCGGGAAGATCACGTTTTCCGTTGATGTGACCGTGGGCGCTGCGGCGGCAACGGCTCCGAACTATTTCAAATGCTTGCAGGCATGCGGACTGAAACAGACGACCTTCGGTGCGGTTGGAGTTAGCCTTGTCACGGATGCACGATATTTTAACGTGCCGATGACAATGGAAGTGGTCGAAATGGACGAGGGCGCGTCCCCGGCACAGCTCACGATTAAGTTCCGCGGGTGCATGGGTAATGCCAAGCTCTTGACCAATGGCGTGGGATTGCCGAAGCGCATTGATTTTGAGTTTACCGGTGTATTACAGAACGTCCAGGACCGGACTTTTGCAAACCAGATCATGCCCACAGGCTTCGATGCGGCCCTTCCCCAGGCGGTTCTGGCATGTACTACGTCGCTTTTCACGGAGTCTCAGAACTTCGACAAAATCACGATTGACCTTGGAAACAAAGTTGAATTGTGGACGGACTCGACGAAGGCGGAAGGCTTCGAAGGGGCGCGTATCGTTGACCGGGAGCCGACTATAGAACTGGACCCGGCGATGTCCCTGATAGCCACAAACGGCAACTACGCGCGCTTGACGGGCAATTCGACCGGTGCTTATTCCGAGACCATCGGCGGCGGAACGATACCGATAACGATCTCGGCGCCGAAAGCCCAGATCATCCAGGCATACAAGCCAGGAGACCGTGAGGGAAGGACGATTAACACGATCAAGTGCAAGCTCCAGCGGAATCTCGGAAACGATGAATTGGAGATATTACAGGGAGCGAAGGCGTAAAGTGAAAAAGACCAAGGGGACGAGCAAATGCTTGAAAGATTCCATGCCCTCATCTTTCCCCCTTGGTTTCTTTTTAATTACCGCGACAGGGCACGCGGATAAATGGAGGGCGTGATGGAAACCAAAGACGTAATTTTGGCCGACGAAATGAAGGCAAGGCTCAAGGACTTTTTGGGCTTTGATGTGGAGGCGACTTTCCCCTATGTGCCTCTGGCATTCAGGGGTAAGGACATTCCGAATGAATTGAAACCGGTGTTCACGCTGCGGTCAAAGAACGGCCTTGACGTGGCAAAGGCGGAAGACTCATCCGGTTACTTCGAATACGATGCCGCTGAAAAAGGAAAATCAAAGCTTGTCATGCAGAGCGGTTCGGCGCGTATCGAAACGCTGCGGAAAGGGATCGTGAAGATTAAGAACTTCATCCTTGAAAATGGTAAGTCGCTGAGTTTCGACTCGGCAGAAAAGAACGCGAACATTGACCCGATCATAGCAAAGATCAGGCCAAAGCTTCAAGTCGAATTACAGGAAGCAATCAACGAGCGGGCCGTTATGGCTCCCGAGGAGTTGTTGGGTTTAGAATAATCGCAGGATTTCACGCCGGGATATTTAAAGGAAAATTCGAATGCGCAAAATGCAGAGAGAACAAAACCTTTCCCGTCGTATGGGGCTGCGAAAAGAAAGCCAGGATGTCTATTCCCCCGTTCGAGGAAATCGAAAATGGAGTTCATTTCAGGTATTGGAATTGTCCGAGCAAATTTATACCGGAATCAGTGGAAAACTTTTTGATGCTTTACAAGTATTACAAGGATTTCCCCAGCGCTCCAATGCCAGGTATAAAGGATGTTTCAATTAGATTTTTCATTGCGTACCGGTATTACGAGAACAAGATGAATGAGTTCAAGATCAAAATAATGGAGACCAAATGAGTGACAATCCCGAACTGTCGGTTGAAGCGAGATTGATTGACTATATTTCAGCGAACCTAAATACTATTACGCGGAATATTCAGCAGTTCGAAACTACGTCAAGTTCATCATTTGGAAACTTCTCAAATTCAGCCGATAAGGCCAATGATGCCGCCACAGATTTGGCGGGTTCTATTGGAAACAATCTTACGCGTTCTGTCATTGGCCTTGCTACTGGTTTTGCCGGAGTTGCTTCTATTGGGATGTTCATAGGAAAAATGCAGGAAGCATACAAAGAGGCAAAGAAATTGCAAGAGGCGAACATTCAATTGACTGCTGCAATTGGATATTATTCCAGCGGACTGAATGAACAGGCTATGCAACTTTCAAAAGTTCATAACATGGAAGAAACGAGCATTATTCAAGCACAAGAACGCCTTGGAAATTACATCAAAGAAGAAGCAACAATAAAAGCTCTTATTCCGGCAATTATGAACCTTGCCGCCGCAAAGGGAATTGATCTTGCCCGCGCCGCCGATATTGTTGGACGGTCAATTGAAGGCAACGAAAAAACAATGGGTCGTTACGGAATCACAATGGAAGGCGCGGCGGGAAGTGCCGAAAAAGCAGCGTCGGCATTAAAAGGATTGAATGAAAAATTTCTCGGACAAAGGGAAGCTTTAGATGAAACCGTTTCAGGGTGGGATAGGCTTTGGAAAAAGGCAAGTGATTATTTGAAAGTAGTCGGGTCAATATTTACAGCGGAAACGCAGCAAGAAAAATATGAACAAGACAAGAAAATGCTCGCCGATCCCAAAAGGGTAAAATACGGTGATCCTGAAATAATTAAAGAGGCGCAGGATTTCGTCACGAAGTTTGAGGCTGATAATAATAAAAAGCGTGCCGATGCCGAAGAAGAATTAAAAAAAGAAACAGCCAAAAGAACAGAAGAAGAAACTGAAAAACTTCGTGAACAATATTGGAAGATGACTGATGATGGAAAATTAAAACTTCTCAACAAAGAAATGACCGACGAGATTGAATCACACAAAAACAATGAAGAACAAATTACATTAATAAAACTTAGATATGCGAAAGAACGGGCGGATTTACTCGCATCGCAAGGAAAGAAAGACTTTGAGAACGCCGGGACTGGTGTTAAAAAGGCAATAAACACTTCCCCGGCGGCGGGCTACCAAAAAGGTACGAATTCTTTCAATGTCGATAACGCTTATGATTCAGGAATGGCTTTCTTGAAAACAGTTGATATCTCAAAAACTGAAGAGCAACTTAAACAAGCAGAAGATATGCGTAAACGGTTTTTAGATTTTCAAGAACAGATGAATGGTAGGCAAGTCAATTTAAACAATATGAACGATAAAGAACAAGAAACTTTTTATGCTACATTGCTTAAAGAAAATCAGGCATATTACGATCAATCGTTGATTACTTATGAAGAGTATCTTAAAAATAAAGATATTCTTTCTGGAAAAGAAATTAGCATTCAAGATAAAAAAAGAAAAGTCATCCTTGAAATAACGGCGGCAGAAACAGCCGCCATGATGACTGGATATGACAAGGGTCGTATGGATATGAAAAAAGGGATGAAGGCAATGCTTGATTTGGCTGTTGATTATATAGAAAAATGGGCATTAGCTGCCGTCGCTGCAAATGTTGCAAAGAACGAGACTGCTTATGGATATATAGCTGGAACAGTTTTAAGTATTGCAGAAACTGCCGCTATTGTCGCTGGTGCCGCTGTGGCTAAGGGAGGAATAGATAGTTTCGCCATAGGCACCCGTGACGCTCCTGGCGGTCTTGCCTATGTCCACAAAGATGAATTGATAAATCTCCCTGCTCATTCACAAGTATACACGAAGCAGGAAACAAAGCAGATGATGGGCGATACGGTTCATTTCAATTTCTATGGCAATACTGATTCGACAACCGTTGATAATATTCAATCAATGCTGATTGAGGCAAACCGAACCGGAAAACTGAAACGCTTTAAAAGCATAATGCAGAACGATTAATTATGTCTGATTTCACATATACACTTTCTGGCGGAAACGCTACAATAACCGGGTATACCGGGGCGGGTGGTGCTGTCACAGTTCCATCAACAATTGATGGATACCCTGTTATTGCTATTGGAGATAATGCTTTTTATGGAAATGCTTTAATTACTCATGTGATTATTTCAAGCGGAATAACAACTATTGGACAAAGTGCATTTTCTGGATGTCCTTATTTGGTTGATGTAATTATCTCGGCAACAATTACGCATTTAGGAAATTGGGCAATTAATTATTGTCCCAATCTTCTTTCTGTCACATTTTTAGGCTCTGTTCCTCCATCTCTTGATGGTGGGGTATTCGACGGTGAACATGCTGGATTTATAATTTATTATCAGCCTGGTCCATTATGGACAAATCCTTGGCATGGATACCCTACTTCACCTATTCTTTTGCCTGATGGAAAAATGAGATTTACCGACAATAATGGTAACACTGTTGACGTTACGATACCCGAATACGGGTACAAATCTGTAATATCTTTTCCGTTTGACATTGACACGCTTGATACTGGAATAAAAACAGTATTCGCCTATGATAATACGCTCGACAAATACCATTGTGAATGTGATTTGATTCTCAATGAAACTGATATGCTTTCCTTCAATTCATGGATGAAAGATGCAGCACTTGGAAGGGCAAAGAATAATTGCACTTTACAGATGAATGCTAATTCGGGGTTTTTTCCTTTCACGCCGTTGCATGGAGATGCGGGAATATTCACTGTAGGAATATTGGTATCAAAATCCGAAAAGGTTCAAGATAACCCTTTCAGATATTTCAAGATTTCAATATCAATTTTCAAGCAAAGTACATTCCCAGCATATACATTGCAGAGTCAAATAAACGAGGGAAGTTTATCAATTGGAACTGTGAACAATATCCGCTTTCCTGAAAGTTATTTCGACTCCGATGAGGATAATTCAATACAGAGCAACGTCGATGAGAGCGGGACATTGAATTTTATTGACCGTGGTCGCATTGCTTCATCGTGGAGAACAGCAATAAAGCTTTCGGCCGGAACCGGAAAGGCGGCGGCAATCCTGGATTACCTTATCAATACGGCTCGCGCCGGAAACTTTGCTTTGACTACTCAGGCATACCATTATGCCTTCGGACGCGACAAGGGAAGCAATTCAGCGTATACGGTTTCATTAATACAAGATAGCATCGAAGTGACTCATGAGCTTTTCAATAAATTTGTTTTCGATCTTAACGTACAATACATAGCAGGTTGATATGAGCGAAACCGTTTACGGCGTGCAGATAAAGCTTGAAGACAGAGCTCTTCCGGTAACGGCAGGCATTGACTTCGGACTTTATAACCGCGTATATAACCTTTCGCTCAGCATACCAAAAAACGCCACTGTCGCGCATGTGGCAACGCTTTCGATCAATCTCCTTGAAAACAGATTGCCGATTACCATTCATGACGGCGTACATTCAGAGTCAAATATTATCACGTCGATTGATCCAACAAACGGTATATTGGGCCTGCTTTGGCCCACTACGCAAGGATACAACATTTCAGGCGGTAAGGTACAAGCTGATTCAGTTTTCCAACTTATCCAGAATGACATAGCCGGACTTGATAGCAGTTGGAAAAGCGGCGTTCTAATGCAGGACGGAATAGGTAATTTCTCGCGCAAGATCGACTTGAAGCGAATGGGAAACATTGCATCACCAGGATCATGCACCATTGAACTGAAAAATACGAATCAGTTTCACAAGGAAATGAATGATCGTGGCGTTTATTTCAATGGACAAATTGCAAAGATTTTTAAATTCACCGGGACATCAAAATCACAAAAGTGGATAGGTGAATGTCAAAAACCTACCTGGACATCGAAGCGGTTTAAAATTCCTGTCAATGGAATTTACAACAAGAGAATATCGAACATTTCAACAGTGATAAGCAACGATCCCGTGAGTGGAAATTACAAACTTGCCGGTGATAATGCCAATGGTAAAATAGTTCCTATCTCCCTTGGTAAACTCTATCCAGTGACCGGAGCGCCGAATAGGTATGCGAAGTTTTTGAGAACAAGTGAAAAGCAAACAACATTGACCAACGATGATGGAGTTGGAAACTATTGCCTCCCTCGCGGTATAGATATTTTCCCCCTCATTGGATATGGTGACAGTTCGTCGACGGCGCATCTGGCATATAAGATCGAGTTTGGAACCTCTGCTGTAGGCACTTTTCAACTTGATTTATCAGGAAAATATATTCAGGTCATTGTTGGAGGTTCTTCAGACGGAACATCTTTTGTTGGGAAGTATAGGAAAATAGTAAAGCATGTTCAATTGTCAGGAACCTCGGCAAATGGATCTCCTATAATAACCGGGATTTCCAGCACTGTTGATTTTCTTGTTGGAACCAAGATAAAATGCAGTGCCGGATTTGCAAGCTCTCTTTTCGATTATACTATACTTTCAAAGACTTCTACTACCATAACTCTTGATGCCAATTCAAATTCATCAGGTGGATTGACTGTCGTTCAGGGATATTATTTTATAAGTCAAGGTGATACTGCTTATATTGTCCTTGAAAGCTTCTTTGAAAAGGATTTGTATGCGGTATCAGGCGCGATTGATTCTCCTCCTGCTTTGAACGCATGGGTGAAAATTGTTGATATTCCTTTTGAATTTAAGGCCGATGAATGGCCGTGTGACGGATTTACTGACGAAAGCGGCGTTCCTATTGTATCAGGAGATTATCCGCGCCTTGCTGCATACGGCCATGTTGTTTCATCAAGTACGGCTCCTATAGTGCAAGGCGTTACAATTCCTGATGTAAGTTTTATTCAGATACCAACATTCGGGTATCTTGTTGATCTTTCGGCGGCCGGAAAAAACCGACTTATTATGGACTTGAAATTATTCAAAGATAGTCCAGACACAATGAGCACTTTTTCAATATTTCCATGCAAGAATTTGACTGATTATATCGCAGCGAATTTGGGTCTTTTCGGGTTTGCTGGAGTAGTCAATAAAACAAGTGGCGGAACGGGCAACGCTTATTCCGGTCACGGTGTTGTTGGAAATTTAGCGCAACAGATATTCTCTCCCGGCGCTTTTGACCGGGATGATAGTACCTACGAGAAAAGAATAATAGTGGGCAATTTGGAAGAGTCTTCAGATTTCAGTATTTGGTCTGCGTTTGATTTTGATTTGCCATTGGACAAATTGGTCATTGAATATGATGCCTATTATATCGGGGTAAACTTCGCTTCATCAAACGCCAATGGTCTTTATATCACCGATGGAAGATTTTTAATGATGTACCGAAGGTTTCTTGGAAACGCTAAGGTCATGAATTCAAATTTCAATTATTCTGGTTCAATTTTTTCAAAGTATATGGAAAGCCAATCCCCTTATCTGGGATTTGAAAATTTGAGCAGAATAGACAACCTTCCTGATTATTATTATTTAAAAAGAGCATTAAGGGATAACAATAAAGCGTTCTATTTTAGTATTGATACTTCCGCTACGCATCTTTTTTCAATCACGGGATTGTCTCTTTTCAATATAAGCGACTTTACAACAATAGATAATATTAAATCAATAATAAAGGCATCGCTTGTTTATGGGATAGAGGGGGCAACAGATATAGGAATTGTTAATCAAACGGTCCGCATTATTGAGCTTGCCCTCATCTGCGAAAAATCCTTCAACATTGCCTCCGACCTCTATGCCATGTTCATCGGTCGCATTTATAATGACACCTTCGGCGGGCGCAAAACAACAACTGATTACCCAAGCGACCCGGTGAACATGCTGGAAATGATTTGCCGCTTGCAGGGCGGTTCCGAGAACGATTTCACCGACGTTAATGGCTGGGGCCATTCTTATTGGAAAAATGCGCTTATAAAAACAACGGGGGATGGCAGCTTCGATGATGCGGTTGACCCTGACCTTGCCTCTATCAAAACCCTTGATTGTGGCGGTCAAATCCTTGACTACAAGAACGCACAAACCAACGATATCAAGCGAAAGCTCTGCTATCAATTTGGTATGGCTAACTGGGTAGATGCAAACGGAAACGAGTGCGTTAAGCCGATAAGGAAGGGAATTCATTCTCCCACCGACATCATAACGATTTATGACATTCTTGACCGTTCATCCATCGAAGTAAATTATCCTGACCCTGTTGACCTGTATGCAGAGCCTTTCGTGCAATACAACAAAAATCCGGCAACAGGGAATTATGATTCGATTATCAAGGTAACGAATATCGGTTTCGAAAATCCTACCGATGCACAAAAACTTTCCTTTGTCATCGGATGTCAAAGCCAATCGTCGGCAACATATATCTATGATAAGTGCAAGGACATTTTCAAGCGTGCCGGGGCGGTCGAGCCAGCACCAAGCGATATGACAGACCTTGATTTCGTCCATGATTACGATACCGCTTTGCAACATTTGATCGACTGGATTAATTGGATGTACAATCCTGAAATCAGTTTCAAAATACCTACAAGTTCCGTCGATGGATGGGAAGAGTGTCACCGTTTTATCATTCAATTACCGCACCAAACGGACAACGTAGAAATTGAATGCTTGCTTGAAGAACATACAATCAACCCGAACAATGAGCACGAATCAGTTATCAAAGCAATTATGTTTTCAGATACAATACCGGAAGGGTTTAGCTTTCAGGATTCTTTGCAATTGATCGGGCAGCTTTCGCAAGACACTAATATTTTAAGCAATCCCTTAAAACAAGCTGGTAACTAATGGCAAGCGATAACATATACAATCAGCCTGGCGCACAAAAAATATATCTTACTCTTGCCAATCAGACCGACGAAGTATTGACTGATGACATGGGAAAATGCAAAATTGCTGTTTCAACAGATGAAAAACTCCTTAATTATACTGATGATGTTGGAACAAAACATAAATGCGCCGAATACGGGAGTAGTGGAACATCCATTGATATTTTTGCTCCGGCCTCATGGCCCGCTGCGGTTGCGGATCACCCGATACTGTTTCTCGACAGCGGCAGCGGGAACCTGATGATACGCATGCCGACGAATAGCCCGTTTGGAGGCGTGGCGAGAGAAATAAACGCGAGTGACCCATTATAAAGGAAAAACATGAAATACCTTTTTATCTTATTTCTGTCAACCTGTTGTTTTGCCATTAATCCACGTACATCATGGCAGTCAGGTATGTTTAGGGATAGCCTTCAAGACTCCGCAGTTCTCTCCGCCCCCTTTCTTGGTACGGCGGCAAATGGGAAAATTATAGAAAGCCATGCAAAGGCAGATTCTTCAAAACTTGCAGATTCTTCAAAGCGTGTTGACAATCGTTATTTATTATTACACGCTAAAGCCGATTCTGCTGTCAAGGCCGACACTTCTTTGCGTTATGACAATCGTTACCTTGGACTGCATGCAAAGGCGGACTCATCTGTAAAATCAGATACGTCAAAAAAATACGACAACCGATATTTGGGCTTACATGCAAAGGCGGACAGTGCGGTCAAGGCCGACACCGCCCTTCACGCCCCGAATCACAACGTGACAATCGGCACGATCCCCGTCAGCGCCACGGCGAGTACGTGGGGGAATAGTATTATACAAGACAACGGAACCGCTATCGGCGTGAATCGCGCCCCGCTTGCGCCTTATATTGACGCAGTGCGGGCGACTGCCACAAATGCAAACAACAGTGTCTTTAGATTTGATGCAGTTGACACTTGCAATACCGCAGGAACATTTAACAACTCATCCACTGAGGCGTATGCCTACGAGTATGATAATGGATCAACCAACAGTGGAAGCAATATTGGGTTTTATGCAGAAGCGTTGAAGAAATCAGGCGGTGGAACATTGACAGACAATGCAGCGTTCAGCATAAATTTTGGAAACGCAAGCGCGGGAACGCTTACAAATAACTATGGTATTTCGTTGACGCAAAACAAAACCGGCAACATAGGAACTTCTTATGGATTAAAATATTCAACGTTGGGAGCAGGAACTGTTACAAACGATTGGTTTTTGTACTCTAATGTAAATTCTCCGTCATGGTTGACAGGATCATTGGCTGTTGGAGGAAACGTAACACCTATTACCCCGCTTGCTTCTTTGCACTCAATAAATGTTGCATCGAACAGCGGCTCAGGCATTCCAAACTGCGCCTTGTATCTTTCCGGCAGTGGTGGGACGACAGTTACTGACGGCGTAAGTTTAGTTTTCAACCCTATTTACAATTCATTTGCATCGTACAAAAACTGGATAGGCGGGGTGCAAATTTGTGCAATGAAGCAGGCGGTAAACTATGATTGTGACATGGTGTGGTATCTCAACACAGGGACATCTCAAACGTCAACGGCAGAGGCTATGCGGTTAATCGGTAGTACAGGCGCGCTGAAGCTTGCGCAATATGGTACAGGCAGGCCGTTGTTTACATCCGGTACAATGTCGTTAGCACCCCTGACCGCCGCGGAGTGCGCGGAGGCGGTGAGTGGGACGACGAATTATCTGGCAAGATTTACAGGCGCAAACACCGTTGGAAATGGTTTGGTGTATGACGATTTGACAAGTGTCGGAATTAATTGCGCACCGCAGACTATTGGTGCACAGATTAAAACGCTGGATATCAGATCAGGAACGCATAATTCTGGCGATGGTGCCGGTTTATTGCTTGGTAAAGATAATGCAAAAAAAGGTGTGTTTTATACTGTCGATGACAATTTGTATATTGAGAGTATTTCCGGCTATACGGATATTGATAATCTTAAGGTAGGCATTAACACGCTAAAACCATATGGGGGAACTGGCGTTGGGGGGCTCACAATTAATGGACTATATTATCCAGTATTAGATTTTCAGTATCATGGCGATACCAGTATGTGTTTAATGTCAGGATCAGTTAGTCATTTTGATATTACTACTAATGGAAACAGGTACTTGTCTTTCGGAACAAATGATTTAGAACGGATGCGTATTCTTTCCAATGGCAAGGTTATTGTTGCCGGAAATGATAGTATTGGTGGAGATTTGCATGTCAACGGTGCGACGTATACCACAAATATTGGTTTGGGAACCGTAGGTTTGATAGATTGTTATGCAAACACCCCAGGATTGACAATTAATGCCACAACAGGAAACTTAATATTACAAGCATCTGGCGGAAATGAGGTTCGGGTTTTCTCGAATTTTAAGGTTACAGGAAATGACACCGTGGTTGGAAACGACACTATTGGTGGGGATTTAAAAATAGGCGGTGCGACTTATACCAAATCTGTTGGTTTAGGTGCTGTTGGCTTGATAGACGTTTATATGAATTATCCCGGCTTGACAATCAACGCAACGGCAGGGGATATGACGCTGATGGCGACCGGGGGAAACAAGGTCAAGGTCATGTCTAATTTATATGTTTCCGGGAACGATACGATAGGTGGGAAATTAGCCGTTCTTAATGATAAAATCTTCACCCATTATATCTACGGAAATTCAGGTTCTCCAGATGATACAATAGATGGGTTTGTTTTTAAAAACTGTAGTTTTGGATTTCCAGATTGGAATTTCTTTGAGAATATTGGTGGTGGTGATCGTTCATTAATATTTTATAACGGACGGTCATTTGGTACTAGTATAACATTCGACACCCTTGGTGATGTTTATAGTAATGACTATCATGACTATTTTAATTCGTCAACAAAAAACGGATGGGCAAGTTATGTTTCTGGAACCATAAATATAAAATCAATCGGCAAAACCCTTTTTTGCGAATTCAATATAGCGGGGACAGCAAATAGTGATGTAGTCACTTATTTTTCATTACCGGTTACACCTGCTTTTTCGTATTGGCAATCAACCTGTGTCTTGACTCTTAACGGAACAACAAGTATTGGAATTGTTGAGTATTTTAGCACTAATACAATAGCAATTTACACAGGATCAGGGAGCAATCTCCCAACATCAGGAAACAAAACAGTGAACGGATCCTTTTCGTTTCAAATAAAATAAGGAGGTTTTTAATGAAAAAGAAATTGTTGTTTCTATTTATCCTTTTAGGAGGTGACTTGTGAAATCATTAATTATCATTCTCGCTCTCGCGTCGGTATTGTTTGCCCAGGACAGCGTTACCGTTACCCCTGTTGCAAAGAGATATGTGGTAGTGCAAGGAATTAATATAAACCCGGCGAGCAGAATGGTTGACGCGGTAACTCCCGTAGAATTATATCCGTATATCTCAGCGGACACAATGCAGAAAAACTTGCCGCCGTTTAGAATAAACAGGTTGACATGGAAATATTCTGATTTTGGGGCTGACAGTGTGGTTTTTATCAAGGCTGCGGCGCTGGTCACGGCAAAAGTAAAAGCAAGGATCACACTGAAATGAAACAGTTCCTTTGCAAGCTTGGTCTTCACTATTGGGAATACTCTCTTAATAAGAAGGTGCGCTATTGCATTCGTATAGGGTGCGGGAAGAGGCAGTATTTCAACGGGGTTCTTTGGTTTGATGATAGGCGAAAACAAACAACCGGAGAGGAACGCAACAATGCAGTACGTAAAAGATAAGTCGATGCAAGATGACCCAACGCAACGTGAAGGTGATAACGGTAATATACCGACAGCTACACAGCGGCGTTTTGATATTGAGTATGAGATCGAGCAGAAAAGGAAAATTGAATTTGATGCTATTAATGGGAAAATTGCAATTCTTAATGACAAAATCGGCGGCATTGAAAAGCTAGTTACTGAAATTCATGAGGCTCTTAATGGTCTGGTCAGTGAACGTGGCGCTCTTAGCCGGTTGGAACTCGTAGAAAGTAACCAAGAGCTTTTAGCGGAAAAACTGAAAGCCTTAAATAAAGAAATGGAACAGTTTAAGTTGATAGACAATACTGTTCTGATTGCACACGCTGTTGACTTAATGGCGCGGCTTGAATCAAAACTGGACCACCCGCGCAGGGGTGAGTATGGCACCTGAAAACCGCAGAAATGTTGACAATGTACGTTCGATAGTTCGTGACATTGTTTCGGGTGGTACCTTTCTCGGGCTGATTGGGTTGGTGTTCTACGCTGGGCAATTGGTAGAACGATTCGACAATTTTTGCAAGACGCAAAATGAAATAAACATAAAAACCAATGAACGGATAATTCAGACATCGAACGACGTTTCTGTTTTGCGGGATTGGAAAGTGGCATCAACGCAGCAACCGTTTTATAAAATTTCGGGTGAAAAATGATTCCTTCGCTTCTCATTATCTTCCTTTTCATCGGCCATAGCAATATGACTGGTTATTGTGCTGCTATGGACACGGTGACAAATCAGCATGTTTACAGTTATGACGTGAAGCGCGGGTTTTACAATTGCACAGACCGAGACCTTGGCGGTGGAAGCGGTTCACCGGTAATGCCGTTTCTTAAGCGCATGTCGACGATGTATCCGGGGTACAATTTTTGCGGAATACGGTTTGCGGGACCATGCAGGCAGGCTTTCCACGTCTATTCTGAACAGCGACACCGTGAAGCAATCCATAATATTGTGTCACAAGTAAAGGACAAGGGCATGTTCGGCGGGGTATTGCTCATGTTTGGCGTGATAGAAAATCAGTACGATGGTGTTGACAGTCTTGAGTTGTCTCTTATCAAATTGGTTGCTTTTCTCAGGGCTGAAACAGGTGTAAAATTGCCGGTAATTCTTGGAAGGTTTGAAGAAAATGGAGATAAAATTCAGGGTGCGCCCATGTTTAAACACGAAAAACAAACAGTGAAAATTATAAATGGTATGCCGCAACTGATTGAAAATCTTTCCTTGACACCTTTTAAACCTGTTCCGAAAAGCGACTTTTGCGACAACCATCATTATGATTCTAACGGATATAAAATCTGGTCGCATGACGCGGCAACAATTTACAAATATAACGGTTATGACGAATGGAGTAGACCATGAAACGCATATTTTACTTTCCTGGCCTAAAGTTAAATAAGAAATTCCTTATTTTACTTTCCGTTCTCGTTCTGGCGCTGGCGGCAGGGGCGACCCCTACGCACAGCGGGAGGACGTGGACGGCGGCAACGTGCGGGTATGCGGATGTGCAAGAGGCGTATGACTCATGCCCTGAAAACGGCGTGTTGATTGTTCCATCCGGTTCTGCAACATATACCGGCACGCAAAGAATTACCATAACGAAAGCGATACATATTCACGGCCAAGGTCCTACACCTTCCGGCAAGGCCAAGGGCAGCGGGGCTAATGCTCCCGTACTCACTCCCGCAACTACATATCAAGGGTGGTATTATTGGGGCATCTTTGAAATCTCTCCGACCACTGATAAACGAATAAGAATCTCAAATTTCAATTTTACCACGGCGGCGCACACTTACCCTTATATCCGCATCAATGGAAGCACGTCGAATGGCACGGCTTTGACCAAAATCCGCATTGACCATTGCACGTTTAATTTTGGGAGCGCTCAAACAACCGTGACGGGAAATGTATGCGGGGTCATTGACCATTGCATATCTGTGAATGCAGACATAGGTGTGATGCTGAGTGGAGACGATCATTATTCTTGGCATCGGGCAATAACGGCGGGAACGGCAAATGCTTGGCATATCGAACAGGACTCATTAGTTATTAATGGAAGTTTTGGAGCCGATAATTTACGACAGCCGGTTTATCAACAGGATGGGGCGAGATCGACGACTCGCTACAATACGTTTGACGCTGTCGGATATACGAGCCAATACGGACTCCTTTGGGATTCGCATGGGTATATGCCATGCGTTACGGGGTGCCGTGGACAACCGATTGTCGAGGTGTACAATAATCAATTCAAGGTTTATCGAACCTATGATTTTACTGATAGCCGGGGCGGGTCAAATATATGGCATGATAACAATTTCACTTATGTAACTTCTGGAACCGACCCTATGCAATTACGTGATGAACAAGCATGGACTTCGGGCGGGTTTTGGTGCCCTACTCCTGGGCCGTGCCCGTATTCGTCTCGATGGCCGTCTATGGATCAGATCAATAATAGTTTTTATTGGAACGATACTTTACAAGGGGTGGTAATTACCGATATCACGCTAAGCACCTCGACGGAAATACCATACATCGTTAAAGACCGGGATTACTTCATGCACGCGCCTGCGGCAACGGGTGGTTATGAGTCATGGCCGGACAGCGCAGGGTCGATGAATATGACCTTTACGGCAGGAACGCAGCTTTATTATCCGTACACGCCTTACACCTACCCGCACCCACTGACACGCTCCTGTTATTGGAAAGATAGCGCGAATAGAATCGGAGCGAATAGTTTCTATGTTATTGACACTTGTTATAATGATACTGGCACAATCAGAATTTATGCGACCGTAGACACAGCCTCTTGGGGAAGCAGCAAGGCAAGCGCGGTTGTCGGGCCGGGAACGCGCTGTACTCTTAGCGCGACAGGCGTTGCATCTGGCAAAAATCAGGTTCGCATGACGTTCACCGGCGCAGATTATTCGGCGGGAATAACCGATACTTTCCGCTTTGCGGATTCTACAGTCGGGACAAAAACTCCGATTACGCTTGGTTATACGCCAAAAGCATTTCATCGCGGGTTGAACGGCAATCAAGCGGCGAGTGTTACTGGAAATATATTAAAAGTGATATTTGTAAATAAGACCTTATTCCCACCACCACCTGGAATTTTAGTGGATTCAACAACCGGAAACTTTCATGGAACAGCGACAACGAAACATACGGAAATAGCTGTTCCTGTTGCAGCAATACCGCAACCATAAGAGGAAACCATGAAAAAATTAATTATTATTTTACTTTGTTTTGGCTTGTCATTTGCAACAAACTTAACGAAACACATACGATATGGTGGAGATTATCGAAGCGTACAAGGGTGCTTGGCGGCAAATACCGGAATGACGCAGGATACTCTTAATATTTCTGTGGATAGCTGTTTTGTTGATACCGCCATAAATACAAACAGTTATTCAAAAGTAATTAATATTTTTGCCTCATCCGGGAACTATTCAACGACAGGGGCATGGGACCCGACAAAGTATTATATCAACGAAGTGGGAGCTGGCGCTACTCCGGCCATTAATATTAAAAGCACTCATGTTAATCTTTATAATTTACAGATAGAAGCAACCTCTCCTTCAGCAACAGGAGAGGATTGCATACAATTCACATTCGGTTCCGCAGGCGGGGTCCATCGATTTCATAATCTCATTATAAAGGGACACAACAACGGAACATATTCACAATCTGGCATTAACTTCAAAACCACTGCCGAAAATTTATACATGTGGAATTGCATACTTTACAATTTCGGGACAGTTTCTTCCACGTACCCGATTTCCGGTAACTCATATGCCGATAGTGTATGGATGTATAATTGCGATTTGATTGGCGGTGTTTTTGGAGTATATACCGGCGGTGCCACTGGAGCTCAATGGATAGTAAAAAACTGTTATTGTGGCGGCGGCTCATCAGATCGTTATTACGCATCAACCTATTTAACAAAAACAACTTGCGCGTCATCGGACGGAACAGGCTCTACAGGGTTGATCAATATTGCGTATTCAACCGCGAATTTTACCAATGTTACCGGTGGAAGCGAAAATTTTGCATTGACAAGCGGAAGTGCCTTGCGAGGGACGGGAACTTATACCGGCGGTGATCTTGCCCCAATGAATTTTACTACAGATATAACGGGGTACGCTTATACAAATCCACCGTCGATAGGCCCATTTGAATACCCGGCCTCGTATTGCGTCACTACAGTTTCAGCAACGGCGGGAGGCTCGATAACCACTCCGGCGACGGGCAAGGATTCAAGCGTTTGCGGTGGAGCGGTTTCTATCGTCGCGGCAGCGAACACGGGCTATAGTTTCAACGGGTGGACAGCGACGGGGTCCGTAACTTTTGTCAATGCGGCGTTGACCACGACCACGTTTACGAGCAGCGCCACGGGCGGGGCGATCACGGCCAATTTCATCGCCGCGCCCGGCCCGATCAGCTATACTGGCGGCAACATCTCAGCAACCTACGGCCTCGGCGTTGCGGTGGACTCTGTATGGCATACGATGACTATGAGTAACGCAGGAGGGGCTTTGGATAGCGTCCGCAGTCATCCGGCGCTCTCTACATGGGGATTGACCCTCGGCGCGGACGGATCGATCTCCGGCACACCCACGACGTATACGCCGGGAGATTCCGCGTTGACGGATACCATAATCGGATACAACGCGATAGGCTCCCAAAAATGCACGACATACGTTACAATCCAGATTTTGCACCAGGGCGGCGTGTGGACCTACGATCGCCTCACCGTGGACACGATGAGCCTGTATACCATGCAAGTCTACGCGGGCACGGGTGGAATCGTTTCCCCGTCCAGCGTGACGGACAGCCTGAGCCACCCGTTTAGCGCCATGGCAATCCCGGCAGCGTATCACGTCGTCGGATCGCCTGTATGGTCCCTACGTGCGGGCGGTACTGTGACCGTCAACGCGGCGGCAGGGAGTTTTCGTCTGTTCGGCCCAGACACGGCGGATGCGGCGTTTTCGTGGGCCACGCCGGTCGCGCCCACGCTCTACACGCCCAACCAGAACGACAGCAACCAAGCGACGAATCTCAATCTTGTATGGAGGTCGAACACAGCCGATAGTGTGTATTATCTCTGGTACGACACGACGCTTTCCTTCAACAGTCCGTTTCTTGTCAAGGACACGCTCGCGGACACATCAAAAAACGTGATTCTCGGCCTGACAAACTCGTGGTACCACTGGAAGGTTGCCGCTGGAAACAACGGCGGGACAACAAGCTCCTTTTCGTCGCCCAGGACGTTTAAGACCATGAGCGCGTACAGGAGGCGGCATGGCGGGATGAATATAGGGATCGGCATCGGAATCGGCTTTTAACCGGAAAGGTGGTGCGGTATGAACTTATCGGCAGAACAGAATGCATTCTTGCTCGATTTTGCCAAGTTGATCGAATTTATCTACAATTCCGGCGACGGCATGCTCGTGACCGAAGGCGAGGGATACCGGACTGTTGAGCAACAGCAAATCTATTTCAACACCGGGAAATCAAAAACCATGAACAGTAATCATCTAAGGCGGCTTGCCCATGACGTCAATTTTATCAAAAACGGACAGATGGTTACCGACAAGGTAACGCTCCAAAAATATGCCGATTATTGGAAAAGTCTAAACCCGCTTAACCGATGGGGGGGAGAATTCTCAAATCTGTACGATTACGATCACTTTGAGCGTAATGTATGAAAATGCACTGGCTCGTGCCGTACCTGATAATTTTTGCCGTAGTTGAAACGGCGGTTTTGGTTTTCGCATACTATTCACTTTCACCTTAACCTTTTGGAGGTTTTATGTTTTCCCGAATTCCGTTTCTGTTCGTAATGATTCTGATGGTTGTCGGCGTTTCTATGGTATTTGCGGATACCACAGCAACGGAAGCGCAGGGGCCGTGGTATGTCCAGATCCTTGTGGCCGCGATCCCGGCGCTTGTAGTGTACATTACCAGCCAAATCCGCAGCCACGCTAAAGACGGAACGATCAAAGAACTTGCTTTAGTGGCCCAAAAAGTCAAGCCGTATGAACCGATAGCCGAAGAAGTGTTGTCGGCGCTGGAAGCAAAATATCCGGTTTTAAAAACAAACGTGACGAAAGTTGAAACCGTAATCCAAACTCCGATAGGCCAGGCAGTTAAGAATGCGGCGCAGCAGGTTGTAGAGAATTTACAGCCGACACCGGGGCAGGTTTAACGTGTGGATCAAGGCTCTTTTCGAAGCAATAGTCCTTCTGCTACAGCAGCTTGGCTATGTCGAGAAAAAAGTGGACGACGCAAGCGCAAAGAAACAAACACCGGAGGCGAAGTATGCGAAAGACAAGGAGGCAATGGATGAAGCACTCGCTAAAAATGATGTTGATTCTATCAACCTGCTTACTAATGACGTGCTGCCGCCACCCACGGGTAGTGGTGATCCCAAGCGATAACGCGGTTCACGGAATCACGGATTCGACGATGGTCATATCCAAAGCTGAATACCAGAAGCTTTTCGATGCCGCCGCGTATTGGAAAAGCAGATGCGAGAGCGGCAAATAATATATTATAACTAGGATAATGAAGAAGGCCGTGTAACAGCGGCCTTTTTCATTCTAAAAAAATAAATAAACAAAGTTGTTGACAACACTGTTTAAAAGGTGTATATTAGAATAAAGGAGAAACTATGAAGAACAGAACATCGAGGATTTACGACAGTGATGCAGTGTGGGCTGAGGCGGTAGCGGAAGTTTTGACTGAGAGCAAAAAGGATACTTTTGACACGTCGAAGTCGAGTACCGCGACAGTGATCCATGACGCTGTGGAGTGTTACAAGCATTCAGAAGTGTATCGAGCGAAGATACTTCCCTTGCTTCCAAAGAAGATGAGGGTTTAATTATGTGGATGTACATTGCTATTCCACTGACGCTTGGATTTTTTTCTGGCGTTTATCTTGTAGAGGCGCATTTCAAATATATTATCCGAAAACAAATCGAAACGATTCAAAGAGACTATGAAGATGATATGAAACATCCTACGGTTACTCCTGCTATGTACGGCTATGCGTCTTATAAGGTAAAAGAACTAAGGAGAATGCTATGAAATTCGACAAGACAGAGATCAAGCAGAGTCCGAAGCGGCAGGAAGAGCCGATGATCGAAATGAGGGAGATTGTAGAGGATGCTCACAGCCGAGCTGTTGATATCATAACCGTTATTCGTGCGGCATTAAAAGACATTTCACAGAGATCGAATTAAACTAAAGAGGGGTACGCAAATGAAGTATACAAACAAATTCAAATTGCCGCAGTCATTGGTTGACGCGCTGACTAATGACGACTACGATCTTACCAATGCCCCAGCAAACATCATATCGGTAACAACCAGCATTGCTCCGGCAAAGCTTAAGACCCTTGAATGGCGGCATTGGGACGCATTAGAGGCTGATGTTTCAGAGCTTCTGTGGCGCATGATGGGAACGGCATGCCACTACGTTGTCGAGCTTGCAGCGAAAGGAGAGAGGCTTTCCGAGGAACGCTGGTATCTTGATGTGATTGACTGGACGATTCACACAGCGCCGGAAGGTGTGAAGGCTCAGGATTGCAAATGGTTCAAGAAGGATCATATTTACCTTTCCGGCAAGATGGATGTTTACGATCACGCGACAAAGAAGGTGGAAGATTACAAATTCACGTCGCTATGGTCCTGGATGTTTGATCGGGCGGCAAAGCCTGAACACATCGCGCAGTTGAATATGAACTCCTTTGCAATTCGTCTGCTTGGTTTTCCGGTTGAGAAGGCAAGTATTGTGATGTTGTTCAAGGATTGGTCGAAGAGCGCCATGCGAAAAGGAGAATACAACGACAAGTTTTCAGGTGAATGCTTGCTTCCTGTGAACGTCAAGGAAGTTGCGGCACCGATGTGGAACGACGACTTCACAAAAGAGTACATCATGCAGCGCATTAACCAGCACATTGAAGCCAAAACCAAGTATACCAACGATGACGACATACCGGAATGCACGCCGGAAGAGCGATGGAGCAAGCCGACCAAGTACGCGGTCATGAAGAAAGGTAAGGAGCGTGCGTTGCGGTTACACGACACGCTTGAACAGGCAGAGATCCATGCTAAAAGCGATCCGGCATTACAAATTGAAGAACGCAAAGGCGGAGATATCAGGTGTACCGATTATTGCAGCGCAAATTTTCTATGTTCATATTACAAAAAAGTTTACGGTAACAGCAACAAATAACTTGACTATGCTAATCAAGATCTGAACATATGAAACTTCACGAATCTGCTTTGACAGAAAAACAGATTGCAGCTCTTAAGAAAATGTATGATACTGGTAAGTTTTCTCACAGAGATTTAGCGAGAATGGTTAATGTGGATAAAAGTCAAATAAGCAGGTATTTTCAAAAGATGAAACCGATTACCACGGAGGATCAATCATGGAAACAGTAACAAAAGTAACAAACGGGATACAGGAAGCCGCAAAGGAGCCGATAGAAGCCGTAGTATCAAAAAAGGTGTTCCCGGTAAAGAAGAAATCCCTGCTTGCAGAAGCAATGGTAAAATGCCAGAGCCTTATCAATCCGGCAGGAAAGAGCGGGGAGAACAAGTTTGACCACTACAAGTATTCTACTCTTGAGGATTACTGCAATCAGCTTAAGCCGGCGCTAACCGCTTCAGAGCTTGCGGTGTACTTCAATCAGGACGAGATTACAGACAAAGGTATCCGGGAAACATCGACAGGCAAGAAGGAATACGTAATCAGGGTGAAGCTTACCGCGACGATCATGCATAGTTCCGGGGAATGTATGGATGTGGTAGGATACGGGGAAGGCCAGGATCGAGGTGACAAGGCTATCTACAAAGCGATTACAGGGTGCAAGAAGTACCTGCTTGCTAATGCGTTCAACATCCCGACGACTGACGACCCGGAAGTAGACTCACATGATGCTGAAGAAAAGTTACCGCCGAAAGGCCAGAGATTCAAGGACGAACAGGCGGTAGTGTCCAGAGCGTTGGTAGATCAAGAGAAAAAGGCCGCAGAATCTCCTCAGAAGGCCCAGGACGCAGGCAAACCAGTACCGGGAAGCCAACTGCCAGCCAAGAAGAAAGAACCCTCTGACGAGGACCAGGCAAAGGACGGACTGATCATAACGGCCCAGGTGAAAGCATTGCAGAAAAAGCGTACTCAGTTCAAAATACCGGATGCTAAATGGAAAGCATGGCTATTTGCGAAATACGCTATCCTGACAGCGTGGAAGATAAAGCAGGAATGGTTTGCAGCGATAGATGGAACTGTGACACTTAACCCAGCAGAGATAATCGAATTTGTTACAGCAGATGATGTGGCGCAGTAGAGACATGAGTTTACATAATAAAAAAGACGATTTAAAATGAAAAATAAATTAAACTATATAAATCATAATGATAACAATTGCAGACGACATATTGTAAAACCCGTCTGATGGATATTACCTGTTGGCTGCAATGCCCGGTGAACCATGTAAAATAGGAGGTCGTCAAATGATTAATGATAGGGTTTTAAAGTCAAGTGACATTATGCTGCTTGGTGATATTCTCGTTACAATAAACGGTTCTCAAATTCCTGTTATCGGGTATTCCGGCCAAGTTGTTTCTGATGCTGTCAACGATCATACAAACTTTATCGAATGCCGCCGACCTCAAAAAGTAGAGGAGTCACCGGGCACAGTTCCGCCAGTAGGCGCAGCCAACAGCCAAAGTGTGACGGCGCTGAGTGAAATAGTTTGGGATTGGCTCACTGAAAATGCTGTCGATGTTATGGTTGACAAGTGTGACGTTAATATGCTAATTCAGCGCCTAAATGCCGGAATATCGGCACTTCACACTTAGGCGAACGTTGGTTGCAATAGCGGCCAAGGACTTTACAAATAGGAGCGCGGCTTATGAATATAATTTGCGATAAGTGTAAATATGTTTCTGGTTTTTCATCTGAATTTCCGTGCAATAGATGCGTTGTAATTGCCATTAATTGTTTTGTTCCAAGCAATGCCGCGCTCAATTCTGAGGAGTTGGCCGCTACAGTTCCGGCAGTAGCCGCAGCCAACAAACAAAGTGACAAAATTAAACCTTGTGGCTGGCAATATTCTTGTGGATACGTTCGGGTCAATAAGGTGTGCAAGGGTCCGACGTGTAATATATACGATCCGGTTTAACTTCGCACGTTTGTCAAACGTTGGCTGCAATGCCCGGTGAACCATTTAAACAGGAGGCGCGGGAATGAGAAAGATACATTTGCAAATGGATGGGAATCAGATAGTGGCGACGTGGGACGATTTTGATTGTCTTGCTGTTTCTCCGGCAGGCTTTGGCGACAATATCGGCGAAGCCGTAAGCGCGTTGATAAACGAAACGGCTTCATATGCACTTAACGGCATCGTATCAAGCATTGAGAACGCAGCACACCTCACAAATAGTAGCCGTATTACAGAGGCAAGAGGTGAAGACCGCGCCTCTAAATCAGAGGAGTCACCGGGCACAGTTCCCGGAGTACCGGCAGCCAACACGGCCAGCCCGCAATTGCTGGCATTGGTTGCCCTTATGAAAGTATCGGCTACAGTATCAACGACAGCGGTTTTAAAAGTGATCTACGATGAGTTCCCGCAACTGCGGGCGTAGGCGAAACGCGTTGTGCGAAATGCCCGTTTACTTTTTAATTATAGGAGGTGCTTGTGCAGTTAGCAATCGACATTCTTAGATCGGAGCTTGAGTCTTACAAGCAGTGTTTGCGCACCGAAGGTAAGTATAGCGTGTATCCGGAGTATCGTGGCCCGAACGTGGATTTTGCCCGTAACATAGCTGAGTTGCAGGACGCAATAGCGCACCTCTTAAAAGCTGTGGAAGTAAACGGTCACATCGCACAACAAATAAATGGTGTTCGCTAACGCACATGCGGAGTACCGCACGTCACTATTTATCGAACGATGGGCGCGCTGGAATAAGAGATAAGAGAAGACACCCAGGTTTACCTAACAAGGTATTCAATTTTGACTCGCATGCTCTCGCGAGTAGGTTGCTTTATGAAACATTCACTTTTTCAGGAATACAGTGTTCGGAATGGCGTAAAACGTCGTCTTTGCGTACCCATAGTGATCGAAGACTCCCACGCGAACTTCGAGGGTCGACGGTGTGTGAGCTTTAGGGATTGCGCCATTCCCTTTCTTAGCGAGTCGCAAGCTGGCGGGCCTATTGCTCGCAAATTAATACCGACGTTAGGCCGCTTAAAAACAAAGGAGAAATTATGAAAGTCGTAGCATTGGAGATTAAAAAGCGCGAAAGTTACGATAGTGAATATCCGAATGAAATTGTTGGCGTTGTGCAAATAACCGGCGAAACGGGTAAAATGGAGGTTCGTCTTCGCCCTAAAACCGTTGCCGAAATTTTCAGAATGTGCAAATCCGATGTTCAAATGGTTGCCAATTACAACGCCAACCAAGCGGCTTTGGCTTGTGAAAATGTCGCCGGTACTATCGAACTTCAGGTCGAAAACAACGATCTAAAACAAATCGCGGCGGCCTAACAACCGCTTCAATTCTGACTCGTGGGCGGATACAGGCTACAAAAAATTATAGGAGGCGCTAAATGTTTGAAGAGTTTTGTCGTGTGTGTAAAAACAAACATAAATTTATAATTTGCGGTAATTGTAAAACAAAAATGGCCCCTCCGCCATATTATGAATTTAGCGCCTCAATTGAGGACGGCAAACCATCCGCAGCGGGACAAGATCCTTTACCCGTTAGCGGCGCGAAAACTGAATAGCTTATCACTCGCAAATTAAGCGGACGTTAGGGTGCGGCAAAGACTAAATAGGAGCGCGGCATGATAAACGCAGAACAAGGCATAGAGCGGTTTGAAGCACATTTTATTAATTGTGATGGAATAAACTCCATAAACGCGGATCTTATGAAAGAGGCAATTGACGCAATAAGAGCCGCGCTCCAAGAGAATAATAATACCGCTGTAGCTTTGCTCGATGAGATTGAAAACGCCCTCGGCGATTGCAAGGACAACTTAGACTTTTCTTGCCGAGTCACGGAAATTTTACAACGGAGGCACGATGAAAAACAAAATCAAAAAATTGATTGAATCATTTTTAGACAACGAAATGGAAACAGACGAATTAGTTGATAACATAGATGCAATTTGTCGCGCCTCCAACACAGAAATGAATATAAATAATTATTTGGCGGCACGTCGGTTGACAATAGAATCAAGCCTTGCCGCCGAAATACTCGCCGGAAATACGGTCAAGCAGCAATGCGAACAGACGGCGTTAGCAGAGATTTCGGCGATGGAACAAACATTTTTTAAGAGCGCCGCCAGCGAGCGGGAAATTTCCCTTTCCGGGTGTGCATCGAGTGGTGCGTGCGGTTATACCGGATATCCAAGAATGTGCTATTCTACTAGTCCATGCGAGCATAAGATTGCGCTGAAAGCCGCAATCAACAATGGCATCAATCTTGACTCGCCACGTTTGCCAATCGGTAGCGGCGAAAATAAGAGTCTTTTGGGTACGCAGCATTAAGTCGGTTACTGTCTATCAATGCGGTTGTAGGCTCGCAAATTATGCCTACGTTAGCGCATTTTTGGCTGCGGGAAATAAAACAAGATCGGGCGGCATAGGCCCGGCGTCATGCCGGGCGAGGAGAATATAAAATGAAACTTATTTGCACATTGTCTAAACCCGCATACGTTCAAAAAACAATGAAAGAATTATGCGAAAGAAAAGATATTTCTTTGGTTCAAATTTTGGATAATTCTGAAGTAAAAGCGGAGTCACCGGGCACAGTTCCCGGAGTACCGGCAGCCAACACGGCCAGCCTAAAATTGCCGAGCACAGAAGATGTTTGGAATTATGTATATAATCATCATGAATTTTGCGAAGATTTTGCAAGAGAAAACGAAGCTCGTGATATATCAAAACTTGTTTACGAATTTATATATCGGCAACTTCAGGCGTAGCCGGAACATTGCACGCAATAGGCCGCGAACCATATTGTAAACGCGCCAAGGAGAAAACAAATGACAGTTTTTAAAGCCATAAAAAGCATTTGCTCTATGCGAATAAATGATGTGTCGGGCAATCGTTTACGGGTAAAGTATCGTTGGGTATGTGCAAAGAAAAAGTGTTCTTGTTTGTGTGCTGAATCAAATTGCGAAATAGTAAAAAGAATTGGCGCGTTAAAAAATGCGGAGTCGCTGCCTACAGTTCGCCCGAAGCGGGCCGCGCAACAACGCAAGGAAGCAATATTACGCTTTTGTGGAAACTGTCAACGCAATGATGATAGGTCAAGCGAAAAGGTAAATTATCATAGATAACTTAATATTAGCGTGGCCGCATATGCGGTCGTATCACTCGCTGCTTAAGCGGGCGTTAGGCCGCAGCGGGGAACTAAATAGGAGGCGTGATGAAACTTGATGTAAACAAAATACTGGCGTTGCGGGCGATTTATAGTAGAGAAACAGGATGCCCAACATCGTGCCCTGACGGGAAGTTATTTACAATTCAATACACAACATGGCTCGAAGCTCGCGCCTCCAATACAGAACAGAATAATTCCGCTGTAGCTTTGCTTGCTGATGTTTATAGGCACATAGAAACGGGTGAGATTAAAATGGGTTGTTTGCGCGGTTTGAAACATGACATTGCAGTCTGGGCGCAATCCCCGCTGCCGCCTAACAATGGCATCAATCTTGACTCGCCACGTTTGCCAACAGTAAATCCGTCAAGTGAAATTGACGTGGGTGGAGTTGGTATTGGCCCTCGCGGTTGTGGCGACATAGACTAATAATGCGGTTGCGCCTATGAACACAACGGAACTTTTATTTGAATACGGAATAGCTATCGTTTTTCTTATTGTCTGCATTTTTATAATACGAAGCGTAACCGTATTGTATGCGTTTCAGCGAATTAACTCAACGTTAATCACTTTTGCAATATGGATGATTATGTGTGTAAAAGAAAAAACTAAATGTATAAAATAAAATACCGTGGCATATCTAAAGGCGGTAAGATCACGCTTGATCCAGGCCACTTGGAAGCTTATAATGCAGCAGTGAGACGCTTAGAGGGTCAAAAGATAGAGGTAACGATATGCAAGCGCCAGAAGGCCAATACGCGCAGCGAGCAAAAGTATTTCTACGCTGTGATCGTGAAGATGATAGCCGATGAAATAGGTGAGAGCGAGACGCGAGCTTTTGAGATTATACAGGCGCAGTTTTTTGAATATGAGGATGCTAACGGACGGAAGTACATACGGTCAACGGCGCTTGGTGAATGGACAACGGTGGAGTGGGAAAGTCGGATGCAGGATATCCGGCAGTGGGCGCAGGACTATTTAAACTTAACGATTCCAACGCCGAACGAAACAGACTATTGACAGCGTGTTGAAATAGTGGTATATTATTAAGCGGATCGTGGCACCTTGAGCAAGTGTCTAAAAGGATGTGTGCGGTGAAAACGAAAATACTCCCTGAAAAGGGATTACAAGAGCTGGTGTCGAATAAGGCATACCGCACAATGCCGCTCATCGACACTGGCTCTTTTTATTTGTAGGAGGGGTATATGGATAGAAAATTTGAAGGTGTTTATTTTTCTTTTGAACTTTGGTTAGATAAGAGTATTCCAGCATTAGAAAAAATGGTTTTTGTCGAAATACGATCTCTTGATAATAATAAAGGTTGTTTTGCAGGTAACGATCATTTTGCAGAAATGTTTGGTGTTACCGAGAGACAAGTACAGCGATATATTGCCTCTTTAAAAAACCGTGGGTATATTACTCAAGAATCTTTTGATGGAAGAAAAAGGGTATTGAGAGTATCTGAGGGAATGAGGGGTGACAAAAATGTCATATCTGATACGACATCTATGTCATTACAGACTAGAAGTAATTGTCGTGACATCTCTTCTATTATAGAGAAAGAACATAAAGAAAAGAATAAGGACAATTCTAAATACATTCCTTTAAGTGAATATCTAAAGGAGCGATTAATAAAAGAATCACCGGATGCTATCATAAAAGAGAGTCAAGTAAAAGATTGGTGTAACGATTTTAGATTAATGGTTGAGCAGGACAAGCGAACAGACCAACAGATAAGAGAAAAAATTGACGCGGTTTTTTCCGATTCTTTTTGGTGTCGGACTATTCAGTCAGCGTCGAAATTACGCTTGCGATGGAACGAGGGAAAATTGTCTCACTTAAATGTTGTGCAAATCGGTCACGACGATCCACCGGAAGAATTTGTTGATTCACCTAACGCCTACGACATGCCGCAACGATGAACGAACATTATGATAAGATTCCACCGCAGGCTCTAGACGTGGAGCGCACAGTCCTTGGGTCAATGATGATCGACCGAGAGGCGGCGAACACGGCAATTGACATGCTTAGTGAAGGGTGTTTCTACGCAACACAGAACCAACGTGTATTCGTTGCTATGCGAAACCTTTATAATAAAAGCACGCCGATTGACCTGATAACGGTATGCCATGAGTTAAAAGATAAAAAGTGGTTGGAATCAGTAGGAGCAGAACCGTACCTTTCTGAACTAAACAACAGTGTGGCTACAGCGGCGAATATCAAACATCATTGTCAAATATTGGACAATAAAAGGATACTCCGGGAGTTGATTTCAAACGCCGCCACAATAACCACAGACGCGGTTGAGGCTGAAGATCCAATAGCATGTCTTGAGCGGTCACAAAATAAAATCTATTCTATTGGTAATGTCTACGAGGCAAAAAACACGCATATTCATGGCGCTTTGGTCAAATTCACAGAGGATATGTCGAGCAGAAAGTATGGTGAGCTGTCTGGACTTTCAACAGGGTTTGCGGACATCGACGACCTTACCGGGGGATTTCAGCGGAAAGACCTGATACTTATTGCTGGCAGACCTAGCAGTGGAAAGACAGCGTTAGAGTGCGCTATTATTTTACGCATGGCGCGTGCAGGGATACCTGTAGGGGCCTTTTCAATGGAGATGGACGAGCGGTCTATTGCGTCACGCCTTGTGTGCCTGGACGCACGGATAAACAGCGTGCATATCCGTAAGGCGATTTTGACCACAGAAGAAAAGGCTAAAATCAGTCTTGCTGTGAACAGCATTCATACCTTGCCGATTCACATAGACGATTCGTTTCACCTGAATGTGTCGAAGGCCCGGAGCCGGTTGCGCAGGATGATATCAAATTACGGCATTCAAGCGTGTTTCTTTGACCACTGGCACCTGATGGAGCCTGACCACGACATGAAGTACATGAAAGGTGCGGAGCTGATAAACGAGCGTGCGCGGCGTTTAAAGGGCCTTGCGAAGGACTTGAATATACCCATCATTGCTCTTGCACAACTATCGCGGGAATCAGACAGGCGTGTTGTGAAGAGTCATAGACCTATTCTGAGCGATTTGAGAGAGGGTGGCGAGCAGGACGCGGATTTAGTCATGTTCACGCACCGAGAAAGCGAGTACCCGCCGATATTTAAAGGGAAAACGGCCGAGGCGATGGCTGAAGCACGCCAGAAGTGGGAAGCGGAGTATCTTGGCAAGGCAGAGATCATTGTAGCTAAACAGCGCAACGGGCCTCAAGGTAAGATAGTTTTAGGGTTTGAAAAGCAGTATGCAAGGTATTTTGATGACAATGACACCAAGGCGACTGATGAATGGTGATGTTGCGCCAAGTATCAAGACCGTGCACTTGTGGAAGCTACTACCGCGTTGATGATAAGTGTAATAAATGCGGCAAGGTTGATTCGGTTAAAGAAGAACACGAAGTTTTCACTGGACTTGTCACGGCGGCAGGCCCACAGTGGAGCAAGAAGAAACACAGATACCTTACGACGAAAGAAATTGCGGCAGGAGAAAGGGGTGGTTGATGGTTTTTAATCGCTTGACAAAGTACCGACACAAGGCAACGAAATGTATTTCTATTTTCATAAAAGACAGTCAGGCGACACCTGAAGTGTTTGCGCAGTATGAGGAAATAAAAGAAGTGGTGACTGAGCCGATAGAGAAAGATACGAGCTACAACGTGAAGCGGATGATCGAGAAAAATACCGGGGTGCAAAGTGAGTGATTTAATGTTCATGAAGAAGAAGTGGAAGAAGGTTCACGGTAAAAAAGGATTGATCCATACTCTTGACCGTGTTTTCAGTGAGTATATCAGACGGCGAGACGCAAACAGTTTTGGATTGTGCCGATGTATCACTTGTGGAAGGTACGGAAATTGGCAGTATGAGATGGACGCAGGACATTTTATTTCACGAAACAAGCCGAGTATCAGGTTCAACCCGCTCAATGCCGCAGCGCAGTGTCCTAACTGCAATCGTTTCTCTTCTGGCAAGCAATACGAATTTGGATTAGCGATAGATCGAAAGTACGGAAAAGGAACAGCGGAACAGCTATTGATTTTAAGCAAAATGAAAAGTAAATACACTGACGAGCTATTGCAGTTAAAGATAGACGAGTTTAGGCAGAAAATAAAAGAATTAAAAAATAAACAAAGTTGTTGACAATGCTGTTTAATCATTGTATATTAGAATAGTGCGGGAAAGAACTATTCACAATTAAGCGGGAGGTTTTTATGAGCGAGCCACAACACATTCATCCTATCATTCAAGGTGTTTTAGAGGCAACGCGGCAGATGTACGGCGTATCAGTGAGCACCGCAGTAATAGCTGAGAGTGATTCGAGCGAATTTGAGGCAACTGCGGATATCGGCCAATGCCCAGAATGCGGTTGCTTAGTGATAAATGGCGTGTGTCAGGGAATGATCTGTAAGGAACGGCTCCTATAATCCGAAAGAGGAAAAAAAATGTGTAATTTTTGGACCGCAATAGTAACAAAAGACGGAGATGTGTTTTTTTGATGAGATGGAAGACTCTCACGAAAAAATCATCAGGGATCACAAATTAATTGATGACAACAATGATAAAAATAAGCGCCAGTTTGTTCGTATTGAGATAACTCCTCCTGCCGGTGATGTTTTTACTAATGTAGACGGATGGAATTTTAAGGTTGATGAGGGTGAAACTCCGGTTTGGTGGAGAGTCGGACTCGAAAAGTCTGCAAGGTCAGTCTGTAAAAACTACATTGCAAAAGTGGTTTTTGAGAACAAAGACGGAATCGAATTGAAGTCGGGCCGAGGCTGGTTTAAAAAGTGTGTAAATATTGTACTGAGGGGATCAAGCCACGCGGAACTGTGGGGATCAAGCCACGCGGTACTGAGGGAATCAAGCCACGCGGACAAAATAGAAAACGATGGAATCGCAATTGATAAAACCGGCGATGTACCTAAGATTATTGTAGCGAACAAGAAAATCAAGACAGAGATTTTTAAAGCAAAAGTATGAAAATAACGACAAGAATATCAGATGATAGTTGGACGCTTGCGGTTGGATCATGGTTGAAACCGGGTTCCCGCATGTATGTCGCTATTTCTGATTTCAGCGAAAAAGATATGGTTAAGCAGGCGGGCTTTCGGTGGAACCCTGAAAAGAAGGTCTGGTGGACTAATGACGCCAGCAAAGCTTCTAAACTCAGCGAGTGGGCTGACATTTCTTGTCAGGCAGAACTGGACGCGATCCGCAAGGAAAATTTTAAGGCGGTGGTTGAGAGTAAAGCTGTTACTACGAATATGGTAATACCTCATCCTGAAGGACTGAATTATTATGATTTTCAAAAAGCTGGAATTTTCTACGCGATGCAACGGAAAAACACGTTAATAGCAGACGCCATGGGATTAGGCAAGACCGTAGAGGCTATCGGGGTTAGCAATTGCGATGATAACATTAAAAAAGTTTTAGTAATTTGTCCGGCCACGTTAAAGCAAAATTGGTATCGAGAGTGGAAACGTTGGGACATGAAGAAAATGAATGTAGGCATAGGAGATTCTAAAATATGTCCTATGCCGAACGATGGCTTTAACGTCTGTATAATAAATTTCGATGTTTTGACCAAGCACAAAAAAATAAAGGCCGAAAATTGGGATTTACTGATAGTTGATGAATGTCAAAAATGTAAAAATGCGAAAACGATTCGAGGAAAGTTTATTTACGGTGCACCTTACGACCAGAAAACAGGAACAGCAGCGATTGACCCGATAAAAGCAAAACGAATTTTATTTCTTACCGGAACACCGATAGTGAATAGACCGAGCGAACTTTGGCCTATAATTTCTTTTCTTGATCCTGACACCTGGAAGAATAAGTGGCGATATTTTATGAGCAGGTACTGCAATTTAAATCAAACGCGGTGGGGATGTGATATCAAAGGAGCGAACCCGGACAGATTACCGGAATTGCAGGAAGTGCTTCGCCAAAAGATTATGGTGAGGCGCCTAAAAGAAGAAGTTTTGCTTGATTTGCCGACAATGACCAGACAGATAATTGAGGTTGAACCAACACCGGAGATGGAACAGTATATTATTGCAGAGAACGAGGCTATGGATAGCAAGGAAGACACCTACAACGACCTTAAGGCCAAGGTCGAACTTGCCAAAGCAGGAAGCGAGGATTCTTATAGGAACGCCGTCAAAGAGCTTCAGAAGGCCATGAGCGTATCTTTTGAGGAAATGGCGAGACTTCGGCATGAAACGGCATTGGCAAAAGTACCAGCAGTGATTGCGGACGCTCAGGAAGCGCTTGAAGCTATAGATAAGGTTGTAATTTTTGCGCACCACAAAGATTGCATTGCCAAGATTGCAGCGGCGTTCCCAGGTCAAGCAGTGGTTTTGACCGGTGACACAACGATGGCGAACCGGCAGGCCGCGATAGACGCTTTTCAGATTGATCCTGTTATTAAAGTTTTTGTTGGATCAATCACAGCGGCGGGGGTAGGAATAACCCTGACAGCAGCGTCTACAGTGATCTTTGCTGAATTGTCATGGGTTCCAGGAGATATCAGTCAAGCAGAATCACGCCTTCACCGGATCGGCCAGAAAGACGCGGTGAATGTTCGACACATCGTATTAAACGGTAGTCTTGACTCCAAACTTGCCAAAACCCTTGTAGAGAAGCAGGAGATTATCGAGCTTGCACTGGACAAGGAAATTGAGCAGATCCCGATAACACCGGGACCGCAGGCAGCGACAACGCGAACCAGCCGGCAGAAGATCGAGCAGGAAGCCATGACGATAGGAGCAGAGCAGATCGAGGCGATACACGAAGGGCTGAGGACGCTTTCCGCGATGTGTGACGGGGCACGGTCCCTGGACGGCAGCGGATTCAGTATGATAGATACACACATCGGGAAGTCTCTTGCGGCAGCGTACAGTCTAAGCGCGAAACAGGCTGCACTTGGCCGGAAGATACTTATTAAATATAAACGTCAACTCGGTGAAGAACTGTATATAAAGATCAAAGAGGCAGCATGAGTAGACCTTTTGGCGCAAAAGACAAAAAGCCCCGCAAAGCATACCCGAAAAATCCAAAAATAGCTTTACGAAAATGCAAATGGCAACCATGTGAAAAAATATTTACTCCAAAAACCAACGGACAATTACATTGTTGTCCGGAACACGCAAAGAAGACACTTTATAAGAGGACAAATATATGGGCGCACGCATACGCTAAGCGCCGGTATAAAAATGATCCTGAGTTCAGACTTAAAAATTTAGAATATCAAAAAAGATGGCGAGATAAAAGAAAGATTAAAGAGGCAGCATGAAACACCCTCTTGATTGGATTGCCTTTGTAGATCAATTTATCGAAGTGGCGGGAAAGAACCACTGGCACATCATAGACGCTCAAGAGAACATAGGCATGGTAAGTTTTCAGCGAATCAACGGTGACGACCATGAAAGAATAAACATCTACATTACTACCATGACGGTAGCAACATGCGTTAACCATCCATTTAAAGGGAAGACACAGTTGTTTCGTAAAAGGCAGAGTTTTGATAATATCAAGAAGATTTTTGAAAATCCGAGGGTGCATACAGGTGTGGGATACATTTCAAAAACGAGGAAAATGTGAATTTAAAAAAGCTACATAAGCTATGCGACGAGTTGAGAAACGAAAACTTCTTTATTCAGAAATCGGGTGACTATCACAACATATTTTACAAAAAAGTAATACTTTGCCACGTACCCGACGACGAGCAGCTTGCTGAACACATAGCTAGAGAGTACGGAGCTTTGAGTGCAAGGATGGCCGAACACATTGAAGGGATCATAGAACAGATCGAGGCACACGCGAAACAGGAGATGTTGAACCTGAAATTTGGAGGACATGATGAGCATGAAAGACCTGAGTCAGTACCGGTTAGTTGACATAGATCAAGGAAAGCTTTTGGAGGGAATCCAGAAGGAGATGAACAAGGCGGTCGCCGAGTGCATTAAAAGGGTAACATCTACCGCTGTTAAACTGGAAATCAAATTCATCCCTGATAAGGACGAGTCTTCACAGGTGAAAATACTCTGCAAGTACCAGGCAATCTTGCCGGACCATACTCACGGCGACATTGGAATCATCGTGGACAAAACGATATGTACGCAAATGCCGGTTTCGCGGGAGAGAGTTGACGAGATTCTTGACTTCACCGGAGAAACAAAAGCAAAATTAACCCTTGCAAAATGATCGGTTTTATTTATATTATATAACAGTGTAATGCCAGTCTATTGGCGAAAGATGGATAAGATGGGTTTGAAGGAAATCTCTAAAGGGCGCAGTGATGTTTTCAACGTACCTCTCGATAAGATCAAGATAATTCCTGGAAGAAACATTCGGACGGAAGACCTTGGCGACCTGCACATGCTAGCCATGCAGCTCATTGCTGAGGGACAGAAGGAACCGTGCACGATCCGGTATTCCAAGGAAGAAGGGATAGTCGAGATCGTAGACGGAGAGCGCCGGCTTCGTGCGGCTTTGCTTGCGCGGAAAGACCACAAGTGGAAAGTAGATACCTTGAAGTGCATCACTGAGGAAGCCGGTATCACCGAGGACAAGCGCATAGTAGCTATGTTGCACGCCAACGAAAGCAAGCCTCTGTTGCCGATGGAGCGTGCAGGAGCCTACCAGCGCCTACTCAACATGGATTGGACACCCACAATGATTGCTGCGGCTATGGGATGTTCCAAAGCAGCGGTAGAGGGCTTCCTTGCGCTTGCGAAAGCGCCAGAAGCAATCAAGGATGCGGTGGCTAGAGGAAAGATGAGCGCCACGGCTGGTAAGAAGGCGGCAAAGGCCAAGCCTGAAAAACAAAGAGAGATCGTGGAAAAGGCTGAGAAAGGCGAGAAGATCAAGGTAAAGGACGCGGAGACGCACCGGACACAGTTCAGCCTGAAGGAAATCGAAGAGGCAATGAAAGGCTCGTGTCATGAGTGTGCGCTTAAAAAGGATCTAATTGCTGCATTGAGCGTGTAAGGCGAGCAAAATAAAAACACAGGAGAATATCATGAATCAGGTTACTCTTTTTGGATATACCGGCAAGGACATTGAGATCCGCCAGACCAATAGTGGAGACACAGTAATTAACTTTAGCTTGAGCACTGAGGAGCGCTGGACCGACAAGCAAGGCCAAGTCCAGAAGAAAACTGAGTGGCATAACTTGGTGCAGTTCGGTAAAGGTGCCGATGTGACCGCGAAGTACGTGACCAAGGGTAGCCAGATCCTTGTTACCGGGAAGCTTCAGACGCGATCATGGGACGACAAGGACGGCAATAAACGCCAGAAAACCGAGATAGTTGTGCAGAGAGTCGAGTTTGGCAGGCTGAAGGACCGTCAAGAAGGTCAGCAAGGTGAACCGTACCCACAGGCACCTGCCTTACAGCAGCGGCGCCGGGAACCAGGCCAGGACGACGACCCAGGCCCACAGGACGACTTCTGATGATTTACCCTAAAGACGGCACGATACAAAAAGGCGATGAGGTAAAAGAGTCGTCGAGGTATCGGAAGGATATTAAGATTTGGCGTGAATGCTCCACGGGGAGCAATTATTGTTTTTGACGAATTGAATGCAAAGATATTTCCGGGGGAAACGCTGGCTGTTATTGATGAAATGGGAATAAATTCTTTGGAAATAAAGCGTTTTAGTTTTGATAGTTATGTTTCATATGCGGTTTTATCGTGATTAAGTCCAGGACATGTGGAGACTGCCGGCACGCTTGTTCAAATGTTATGGCTTCTAAGTATTGTCGAAAGTGTTATTTTAATAAAACGAAGCCGAACTGGGCAAAGCAGTATTGGAAAAGTAATTATAGGTCCACTGTTGATGGTAGTACGTGGGTCCCGGAGCATTATACTTTAGTTCGTCGGCGGAGGGGATAATGGGACTTTGTCTGTCCTGTAAGTATAGATTCGTAAAATGTGAGCCACGTAATTTTGAAACCGAACCGGATGGGAAGTATGTAATAATTGTAAAGTGTGGTGGGTACGAAAAGAAATCTGTAATAGTAATAAGGAGGGCTTGTGGACAGACTTGACGCGGAACAGTTTGCGGAAAAAGTGATTGATAATTGTTCTGATTTTAGTATTGAGGATATTAAAAGAAGTATTATTATAATTTATGCCTATAATATATAAGTTATAAATATTTTGATGCTTTTACGGGATTTTAATATATAATATAGGCATGAGCAAGATCCGAACTACACTTAATCCACGTGAAGAAAAGTTCTGCCAGGAATATTTAGCAGAGCCCCACCTCAATGGAAGAAAAGCAACAATAAAAGCCGGGTATAGTAAAAAAACCGCAAATGTTAAGGCCGCACAATTATTAGCTAAAATTAGTATACGACAACGTATTAAAGAACTTCAGATACCTCTACAAAAGAAAACAGAAGTAACACAAGAAATGGTTATTGAAGAGCTTCGCCGTCTTGCTTTTGGAGACAGGCGTAATATTGTTTATAAAAAAGGTCATCGGGTTTATGTAACTGATTCTGATAAATTAAGCATTGAAGATGCGGCCTGTATTGAAAGCATGGAAAAAACAAAAACCGGAATTAAAATAAATACAAGTTCAAAAGAAAAAGCCCTTGAACTTTTGTCTCGGCATCTTGGAATGTATGATAAAGATAGCCGAGGAAATAATACTACCGTAATTATGCAGCCAACATTCAACTGTACTCCTGAAACTGTTCCTTTGGTACAAGACTTACTTGCGGGGAAAAAGCCTGATGGCAATAACGTTGCCGAAAGTAAACAACCTGACGCGGGTATTCACGGCTAACACTGCCGCGTACTACACAGGAAAGGGAATTATCATCAACCAGGGCGGAACGTCATCAAGCAAAACGTTCTCGATCATCCAGCTGTTCATCTACCTGACGGTGGGGACAGTCGGGGCCTGCATATCCTCCATCGTGTCCGAATCAATTCCCCACCTCAAGCTTGGCGCAATCCGCGATTTCAAGACCATTATGGGCGATTCCTTTTGTGAAAAGGACTTTCACCAGACAGACAACATCTACAATTTCGGCGAGGGGCGGCTGCTTGAATTCTTTTCAGCGGACAATCCCGGCAAGGTCCATGGCCCAAGGCGCAACAATCTTTTCATCAATGAAGTGAACAACGTCCCGAAAGACGTGCAGTCAGCCCTTTCGGTCCGCACACAGGGGCTTGAGGTTTACGACTACAACCCCACTGGCGAATTTTACTTGATGGAGGAAATTGGAAAGCCTGGCGTCGCGTTTATCAAAAGCACGTACCTCGACGCGAAGCAGTTTCTTCCGGCAAGCATTGTTGAGAAAATCGAATCCCGAAGAGAACGTGACCCGAACTGGTGGCGCGTTTACGGCCTGGGGGAAGTGGGGAATATCGAAGGGCTTGTTCATTCTGTTTTTACACAGTGCAATATTCCTGAAGGAAAGGGAAAAGTTTTCTATGGTCTTGACTTTGGGTATACCAATGATCCGACATGCCTCGTGAAGTGCTGTCTGCATGGCGAAGACCTGTACTGCGATGAATTGATTTATGAGACAGGCCTCAACAATCAGCAGATAGCAAAACGGTTCGAGACGCTCGGGCTGAAAAAGAACGAGACTGAGATATTTGCAGATTGTTCAGAGCCAAAAAGCATCGACGAGATACATCTTTGTGGATGGAACGTAAAACCGGCACCGAAAGGTCCCGACAGCGTGCTCAACGGCATCCAGCGTATCAATCAATATAAACAGCATTGGACAGCGCGAAGTTTGAATGCAATAAAGGAAATGCGGAACTATAGGTACTTGCAGGACAAGAACGGAAAGTATCTTAATACTCCACGCGATGACTTTAATCACGCTATGGACGCACGAAGATATGCGGTAATTGGCAAGGGCCTTGATCGGCCAATTCAGATTTTCTAAAGGAACATGCATGGGCTTTCTATTTTTCGGCAAGCGTGACGATGAGGAAGAAAACATCCCGGATGAGATCAATAGCGAACTTGACGCGATCAAACTAAAATCAGAACTGGTTATTGTTCCCGCCGGTGAACTAACTGCGCAAGAGCAAGAACTATGGAACAATTTGAAAGCGCGGTTTGCGTTTTCGCAGAAGATAGAATCTGATTTGCATTTGCTTAAGGCGGAAAATGAATCGCATTCGACGCTATTCTGGATTGGTTTGCGGCGAAGGTTGAAACTTGATATTAGTGAATCATTCGAGATACAAGGCGATAAGGTTGTAAAAACAAGGAGGGCACGATGAAAAAAGTAGCCTTACTGATAATCCTGTCAGTAATTATTTGCACGGCTGGCGCGGACACCCTGTCCGTGGTTAAGGTTACGGACACGACATACACCAAAATCTACAAGCCCGATGTCGTGGTGAAGGCAGAAAAAAGCAGAGCTGGAAATGTTGTCGCAGGAATTTCTCTGGTTGCGCTCGGGTGTTTTGGCGGGACCGTATCAATAGTTGACGCTTGCGACATTCCACGATATTATAAATACAATCCCAATGTCAGAACCGATGTTATTTATCTTACTATCAACGTCATGGCTATTGTGGCAGGGATTCGGTTAATATGTCCATAAGGCGCTACACTTGTAACGTTCGCGGCGAATTGAACCCGCATGCAGCTGGTGATCTTGTAAAATATCTTGATCATGTCCAAGAAGTCGCCGAAATCAGAACGTATTTTATCAATAAGCTGAATGCAGTAAATCAGATCATGGTCGAAACCATAAGTAGAACAAACGAAATACAACGCTTGATTAAAGTAGCCAAATCTGATTGCAAGCAGCACAATTATGAAAAACTCAAACTTGTTTTGAAAAAATTAGAGGAAATGTGGGGGAAGGGCAAAAACGAAAGCGCAACCGATTATCATGGCAACTAAAGAAATCACCCTGTATGGCCCGACCGGGGATCTTCTCACAAAGGACGTTCCCGCAGGTGGCGTTGAGATACCAGATCTTGACCCCACCTTTTTCATGTCTCCCAGTGGATCGTCGGTCAATACACGCGAGGTCGAACGCAAGCCATATTCGCTACACTGGATGGTCTACGCTTGCGCCCGTGTTATTTCTTGGAACCTTTGCAGACTTCCCCGCGTGTTTGAGGATAAGAACAATAAAAAAGTTGAGATGACGGATATTGATGACCTGTTCGGACGGCCTAATCCTTTTATGACACGGCGGACGTTCTGGGAAGCGGTGATACTCAATTTATTACTTCCGTGCCGTGAAGGTTTCGGACGTGGGCAACGTGGCGGACAATGCTTCATCGTTTGCGATAGCGGCAAGGAAGATTACCACGTCGATCTTGCTAAAGGTGAAATACCTGTTGCGATGTATCCATACAATGATCAGTATGTGAGCCCCGAGTACGACAATAGCAAACATTTCATCGGATGGAAATTTGAGATACGAGAACAAGAAATTTTGCAGCATTACGCCCCGCATGAGATAATCCGTATCTATAATTTCAATCCTTACGACTGGTTGCGAGGATTGTCGATGTATGAACCGGCGCAAATGGCGATCATCAACGACATCAAGGCCGATGTGTGGAATAGCCGGACGTTTGACAATGACGCGATCCCGGCGGGCATACTCACGAGTGACCAGGAATTAAATGAAGCCCAGGCCATTGAGATACAAAACCGCTGGTATCAGAAGTACGGCTTCGGCAATGCTCGCCGCATCTCTGTTCTTGGCAAAGGCGCGACATTCCAGAAGATACAAAACGATGCCAAAGACATGGAGTTTACACAACAGAAAAATAGAGTCATTGAGGAAATCCTTGGAGTTTTTGGATTGAATAAAATTGCAATTGGTAAATATGAGGATCTCAATTTCGCCACAATCGTGGAAGGCCGCAAGATGCTATGGGAAGATACATACCTTCCCATTGACGAATCCATGATGGAGCAAATCAATTCTCAATGGCTTCGCAATATCAATCCGCGCAACCCCGTTCACATGAAGGTCGACACCTCGAATATCCGCGTACTTAAGAAAGACTATTCCAAACAGACTATCGCGGCAAAGACTCTTTACAGCATGGGAGTAACGGCGGAAGTATCGTGCCGGATCAACGAAATTCCGTTGAGCGATGAGGACAAGGCAGCGATGCCGTGGATTTCTGAAAAGCCTGTTGCACCTATCGGTGGGAATTCCCCCTTCGGCGGCGGGAGCGAAGGACCGACAGGGGTTGAGCCGCCACAGAAGCAACTAAAAAATTTAGTAACATGCATACATTGTAAACATCAATTCAATTATGGCAAAGTTTCAGAAGTTAAAATGGGGGCAGTAAGTTGTCCGAATTGTGGAAAAGTAATTAATCAAGATGGTAAAAGTCTTATTACGCGGGTGAAGTGGAATGTTGATGCGCTGGATAAGATTTCGGAGAGCTACATCGAAAAGGTGTTGCAGCCAGGCGAAAACATCATGTACAATAAGCTCCTGCGCTTCTTCACAAGTGAGCGGAATAAATTGCAGGACATGGTTGACGAGTGGTTGAACAAACAAAAGACGAAAGCCAATGATACCATTTCAGCGGATGACTTTTCGTTTGACCGTGAGGAAGAGGACTCGTATTTTATCGAAAAGATATATGCGCCTTCGGTCAAAGAACAGCTTATCAGAGAAGCGGCAAAGCTGAAAGAGGAAATCGGCCCACTTGTTAATTGGGGCGTTTCTGATGATATGATACAAGAGTTTGTCGATGCCCGCGCTGAAGGATTGAAGGCAATCAACAAGACAACTATCAACATGTACCGGGATAAAATATCGGAGGCAATCTCTGACGGATACAAGAATACATTTACTCCGCAACAGTTTGCAAAAGCTGTTAAGGAAGCAATCTCCGACACTGGGGAGGTTCGTAAAAATCAAGCCCGTACGATTGCCCGCACAGAAACCGGGATCATTTCCAGTACGGCGCGTCAAGAAGCATTTGAAGATGAGGGCATTAAATTCAAACAATGGGTAACGGCAGGGGACGAAAAAGTCAGGGAGTCACACATAGAGGAAAACGGGAATATCGTTGACATCGACGAAGAGTTCCCTGTGACCGGGCTTATGCATCCGTGTGCTTTTGAAAATGAAGATGGAAGTCCAACTGACGCATCTGAGGTGATAAATTGCCGGTGCGTTTCTATAGCAAATTTTTAACTTGAGGAGGGCAAAATGATTAAATATGAAGGGATTGAATTTGATTCTGTAAAAGAATTAATGCAGTACCAAAACAAACAAAAGAACTCTGGGAAAAAACCAAATCTATTTCCTGATGCAGAAGCAAAAAAATTAGAATGTCAAATTGGTAATTGTGATCACGAACATTTAACATATTCTCATGGAATTGCCATTGCTTGGCTTTTCCCCATACCACGAGAATGGCATGAGTGGGTTTGCAAAGATTGTGGAAAATCTTTTAAAAATGACCCACGACCCATAAAAAGAAATATTTGTTGTCAAGTAAGTAATTGTGAGGAAGATGCCGTTTATATAGTTCCATCAATAAAAAACGGCATTGAATGCCAAATACGTTTTTGTGAAAATCATTTTAATTCTTTGCGTGGAAAAACAATGAGTTTTAGTGAAAAAAGTCAATCAGTTTTAATATCATAATTAAATATTTAAGAGGGCAAAATGTTTATTTATCAGGATTTGTTGTATTTACTTTGAGGTAAAAGCATGAACATTCTCATTACAGGAGGCAGCGGTTTTATCGGTCGCGCTGTTGTATCGGAACTACTTGATGCAAAGCACGATGTCACAATCCTTGATACAAAGATGCCTGACTTTCCCGGACGTGTCCATTATTTTGCATGCGACATACTGCAATCACTCGATGATCTGTTCCTGAAAATACAGCCTGAAATCGTGATTCACCTTGCCGCATGTACTGACCCTACGGCGGGACCGGATCATTTGTACAAGGTGAACGTCAAAGGGACAAAGAACGTCGTTGATGCTTGCGAGAACTTCGGTGTACGGCGGATAATCTTTGCATCAACCGGTATGGTCTATGGAAAGAATTCTGATTTGGAAGTTACGGAACAGACCGAAGTCGCGCCGGTATCGTTGTACGCTTTTACCAAAGCAGTAGGGGAAAGCCTTGTGCGTGCAAGTTCGCTTGAACATATCATCTTTCGTATGTTCAACGTGGCTGGGCCTGGCTTCACGCATAACCCGGCGCGGTATCTTGTCCCCGTGGCCCTGGCGGCGACGCAAGAGAAGCCGTTGCGCTTATTCACTGGACAAAACGATATACGAGATTATGTTCATGTAAATGATGTTGCAAAAGCTTATATTAAAGGTATCGAAACATGCGAAAAGGGCGAAACCAACAATATCGGCACCGGGATACCTACACGACTTGGGAAAGTGCTCTCTATGATTGCCGATGAAAGAGACTATCCAGTTCCGACAATCATTGACCACAATGCGCCAGGACTAAACAAGCAAGAAGGCGTGAACTTAACGGCTGATGCATCGAAGGCAAGGGATTTGCTTGGATGGAGACCGGAAAAGAATATTGGCGACATTATCCGTGATTCCGTGGCGTGGTGGTCTTTACATATTGGCAACAAAATGCCTAAAGGGATCATGGAGTACGCGAAATGAATTCGACCGATACTATTGAGGATCGCAAATTGACAACGGGCACACGGCGATTGCTTGAGATGAAGAAGCGCAATGTGCGCGGGCGTATCACGTTCTATCTGGAAAAGGGAGACCGTGAGGCGCGCGTGAGTGAATTGGAATGTGTGGAAAAGGAATAATAATTTAACAAGGAGGGTATTGTGAATTCTGTAGCATTTAAGTTTGATGTTGGTGAAAAAGTGGAAACGATTTTCGATGAAGTTGGGGTAATCGAAATGCAAGGCCGAGATGAAACCCCTTATAACAAATATTTCGTTAAAGGGAAAATACAAAATTCATGGTTCAAAGAGGAAGAATTGTCTTCCGTGAACTGAAGAATAGTTTCTTTTTGACATAGTTCTCTACGGTCTAAGAAGGGCCGGTTAACCTGCGAAAGTGGGTTTACTGGTCCTTTTTGTTTTGGAGCAAGTGCGATGAAAGTACCGATTCTGATAAAGGACAATGCTTCCTTCATTGCCAAGATCAAGGATGATATGAAGGTCGAAGAGAAAAGCGTTGTCGGGTATGAGGCAACAATCAAACTCGCTCCTGACAAATACAAGGACGTTTTGCAGGAAATCCTTGACGATGAAAAAGACCACATCGAAAAATTGAACAAGATATTGGAGGACAAATGATAAAGCAAAATCGCAAGCCCGAACCGGTCAAGGAAGAGACGAAAGCCGAACCGGTCAAGGAAGTCAAAGCGGTCGATTCCATGCCGGACGGCGTGACAAACGGCATGGCGTATTCGAACGAGTCCGTATTTTTCAGTCCCTATTCGATGGGTTAAGAAATGATGATTATTGACAACAAGTTTGATCTTGGAAAAATTGTTTATCTGAAAACTGATAAAGATCAAATTCCGCGCATCGTTACGGCGATACAGTCATCTCTATGCGGTGCAATTTTGTATAGAACAAATTGCGGCGCTTCTGAGTTTTGGTCTTCTGAAATGGAAATATGCGAAGAAAAAGTTCTCAATCCTGAAATTGTTGGAAGTTAAAATGAAAACCGATTACGATACGAAAGTGCTTGAAGCCGATTCGAAGAAGCAGGGCTACAAAACGAAGGTAAAAAAGCCTTCCGAAAAAAAGGAGAATGGCAATGCCGCAAAAAATCCTTCATAAGCTCATGGGAAGC